ATGGAAGCCAATGTCGTTATCAAGGATCTGCCCGCGTCTACCGATCTCGAACGCAAAGAGACGGCGCTGACGCCCGAGCGCATGAAAAGCATCGTTGGGGGAAGAAGTGTTGTTGTGACCGTCGACGGCACGAGTACAGGCACCGTCGATGACTTCGGGCTCAACTGCGCCATTTTCGAAGGACGCGTGGGCGGCCCGATGATCAATTGATGCGCGCGCCGAAAGCCTCTTCGCTTGATGAAGAGGCTTTCTTGCCGATGTGGATGCCCGATGACAGGCGCGTCACCGGGACAGAAAGAAGAGAGACGGATCGCGCCGGATGAGGAGTGCGAGGTAGAAAACCCGGAAGAGCCGTAAGTCGTTGATTTTTCAACACTGATCCCGCGCCGGTCAGCTATGGGATTATCAAGGTTTTCAATAGTTTTTCGACATGTGTCACAGAACGTGGGCACAGTTTGGTCACACATACGGTCCAGCAGGTTAGGCACCTAAACCGGATGTTGTAGACTACGGGCCGTGCAGATTTCCAATTCTTACAAGCATGTCAACAACCAACCAGAAAGGCGGTTTCACCGGGCCGGTGACCGTGGGCGTCTTCCTTCTCCTGTCGGCTCTCTACGCCGTTTATGTCTACCTGCAAAGCGCCAACCTGTTCTACGAGGCGCAGTTCCTGCACTACGACTTCCTCAAGGACATGCTTGACCGGCATCTGACCGCGCGCGGATTCTTCACGGTCTTCGGCGAGCACATGTTCCCCGGCTACAACCTGATCCTCGCGGCGAACGTGATCCTGTTCCGGATCTGGGGTGGGTTCGACAACGCCGTCTACGCCGTCTTTCTGGTTATCGGCGCTGCGCTGACCGCGCAACGGATATACCGGGATGCCGCCTGGAAGCCCGCAGCGCGGCTCGCCGGGATGGCCCTGATCCTGTTCCTGCTGCTGTCGACCGTTCACAACCCGATGTGGGGGATGGCGTTGGCGGCCGCCGGCGGTGTCTGCCTGTTCGTGATCTGCGCGCGCGTGCTGACCTCGTCGCTTTGGGGCGACGGATCGCTGCGCTGGTTTTTCGTTCTGTTCCCGATCGCCCAGATACTGTTCCTCGGCGGCTATAGCATCGGTGCCATTGGCGCATTCGGCGTGCTGATGCTGGTACGTGCGTATCAGGACCGAAAGATTGGACTGCCGCTATGGAAGATCGGGATGACGGTCGCGGTGACAGTCGTCGCATATGTCGCGCTCACCAGCCACTTCAGCGACATGACGGCGAATGCGCCAGCTGCCGGCGCGAAGAGCATCGAAGCCATGATTGGCTTCCTGTTCGTGATGACGGGAGCGAGCCTGCTCGGCAAGGCTCTCTTTGAACAGGGCGCCGGGCTGCTGCCCTACTACATCGCTGGCTCGATCATGGCAGCGGCGACGGTCGGCGTCTGGATATATGCAATTCGCAGGCGCAGCGCGGCGTCGATGTTCGTGCTGGCGCTATCGGCGTATTCGGTGGTGAACATCGTTGCGGTCTCGGTGTTCCGTTACCGCAACGGCATCGACGGCGCAATGGGCCAGTGGTATGCCGTGCACACGCAATTCATCCCCGTCGCGATCGTGTGGTGGCTATTCGACATGCCGCGCCAGAAAGTGGCGGCGTTTGCGCTCGCTGCCATCATCGCGCTCGCCGGACTGTTTGCATACAAGGCGGACTGGCAGAAGGGAATCTACGTTCCCGACTTCAAGAAGAAGTTCATCGCAGAGGCGCCCGTCGTACTCGCATTCCCGGAGACGATCAAGGACAAGGATGATCCGGCCCAGACCATGATGTGGTACTGGCCACAGGTCAAGCCAGCCATCGACCTCATGTATCAGCACCGCTTGTGGATCTTCAAGGCGACTGGACCCGTCGTGAACGGACTCGATGAGAACTGGATCGAGGCCGACAGGCCGGTCACGCTGATGTGTCCGTCAGGCACGCATACGGCGCACTTCAGGCTATGGCGCAAGGATGAATGGAAGTCCTCGACGGTGACGATCCGCGCGGGCGGTGTCGTTAAGGACTATCCTTCGAAGGGAGACGTCGATGTCGGATTCGCGCCTGGACAACCGGCGTTGGTGATGGTCGATGCATCGGATGCGCAGAAGTCCGATCCAGTTACTGCGCTTCCCGACGTTCGAAAACTCGTCGCCATCATGGCGGACATTCAATGCAAATGAGGCCAGCAATGAAGCTCAAGATGGAGGAAGTCTTGTTCGTTTTGACCGCAGCGGCCGTGGCTGCGGCCTGTCTGTGGGATATGCTGGCCCACCCGGTGGCAGGCCAGGGCCTTTTCTAATGCATGCGCCGCGCGCGGATGAAACCGCTGACGGTCATGGTACTAACACCGAACGCCGCCTGCGCAACGCAATAAGCGGTTGTTGTGGTGGAAACATTAATCGTCGTCACGGGCGTAAATGCAATCTGGCCTTGACCGGTCGTGAATGACGCGATGATCTGGCTATATGCTCCACTATTGACGGCCGGAAATGTGGCCGATGTCGTGCTCACGCCCTGAACAAGTGTCGAGATCGTGGTACTCGCGCCTGGAATGTAGGTGGCAGAGCATTGCACGTCCCAATCGCCCGCCGTGAGGCTGACACTGGTCGCGTTTGCCGGCGTTCCAGTCGTGAGTGAAGTGCCAGCTGTCGCATTGGTCAAGACTTGTCCAACCTGTCCTGCCGCAGCGGCGCTCCCGTTCGTCACGCCATTGATGACAGGCTGATTGGCGAGAACGACAGACCCCGTCCCCGTAACCGTCGGTGTTGCGCACGTGAAACCTGCCCCGCTGGTCCACTGAAGTGAGTTCAGCGTCCCGCTGCAGCTCGGCATCGCAAATGCTGTCGGGCCCGCACTCGACCCGGTCGCATTCGCCAACACGGTATTCGCCGCGATTGAGGCGATGCCGTTGACGCCAATGCCGCCCCAAGCTGGCGCGCTAGACGCCCCGGTCGAAACAACAGTCTGACCACTGCTCGAACCGGTCGGATTTAGTAGTTGAATCGGTGTAAGCGTGGCGCCAAAAGACAGCGAAACGAACAGTGTGATGAGTAGACATACGATCTTTCTCATTGGATTCTCCAAACTTGATAGTTGTCGCATCAAACGAACACGTCCTGATATCCGCACTGGTATGTGCCATTCACGACGGCCGTATAGCCGTTCTGCAACGCGGTTCCGTCGTACATCTGCACTTTCGCTGTAGTGGTCCCAGCAGAAATATTTCCAGTAATGGCTTTGCCGGTTACCGAGATCTCCTGCCCGTATACAGAGTCAGCGGGTAGACCGGTGCGACCGACATTGAGCGGTATCTGGACGGCCCCCGAACCGCCTGCAGAGGCAATCGAAAACGAGCATTTGAAATCGACGCTGGTGGGTGAAGCACGGCGATATTGTGCGTTCACCGATCCAACGCTCCCGCCGCCGCCCGAGAACGTGAGAGTCGGGAAATACTGTCGCCAGAGCGGATCAATCAGGCTGGTGCCGGTGTCCGCAACCCATGCAGGCGTGCTGTTCGACTCGTCATACTCGATCACGCGGATCATCTTCGGATTCGAATACGAACCGCCGCCCTGCACATAGACCGGTTTGCTGCCCGATACCTTCACGAACAACTCGTTGTTGGCACCAAAGTTAGGCGCTGCATTCGAAGACTGGAAGATGCCTGCATAGGTGCCGCCGCTTCCGATCGCAAGATTCTCGTAAATGTTGTTGTCCGTCCCGATCCATACGACGGCAGGCTGCACGCCCGCGGTATTGACTGCATACAGGAAAGGAAAATTATTGAAGCTCGGGTTGCCCGTCGAGCCGTTTTGCATCAATACGCACGGGACGTCGACAGTGGTCTGCTGCCAGACGATGCTGATCACGTTGCGCTGCGTATCCTGAGGATCGGTCAACAATGCGCCGTTCACGCAACCAATAAAGACACCTTCCGTCTTGGCATTCCATCCAACGACACTGATTTCCGAAAAATCGATCGACGTGATCGAAAGCCCGATACCAGCGATGCTATTGCAGTCGAGACCGATCCCTTTGAACGATAGATGAGTCGATTTACGCTGGCCGATTATCGAGGACAGCGTAACCATCGTATAACCCGGAGCACCGGTAGCTTTGATGATGCAGCCCGCGTCGTTTTGGTTGTCACCGCCGCCACCGGTGCATTCGATCCCCGCACCGGTTGTCGTGATCGCTGGCAACGCCGAAGAAATGGTGTACACGGCGCCCGGCGTGAGACGCAGTTTCTGCCCGGAAGCGTTGGCTTGATTGATCGCAGCAGTAAGCGCCACGGTATCGTCTGTTACACCATCCCCTTTGGCATTGAAATCGGCCGCAGAAAGGGTTTCCTTAAGTTTCGAAAGCACGGTCCTTACGACTGCGCCGTTCCCATCCTGCAAAAACGAGAGCTTCGAGCTATTGATTCCGGCATTGGATGCAACGGACCCGTCATAGACCGTTCCGGGTCCTGGTGTTCCCATCGTTAGCGACGTTCCGCCCTTGACGAATACCTTGCTAACTCCAACTGGAATGGGTGCTGTGAATGTCAGCGTGACCCCGTTCAATGAAAAGCTGTCAGCGCCCTGCTCCGCTGCATCGAACGCGACCCAAAGGTTCGCCGAACTGCCGTAAGTATTGGAGAGCGTCAGCGACGTTGTGGTGCCGGGCGTGAAGTCTGTGCCAGCCTTGAATCCCGGATTGCCATCGCTTCCTTGCTCGTCGGTCATATTGCCGACGGCGACGGCCGCATTCGCCTGAATGTGATCCTCGGTCCAGATGGGAGATTGCGGCGGGTCTGTATCGTTGAATGGTGCGAGGACAAACTTGTACGACTGCGTGGGAACCAACCAGATCGAAGCTTCGCCGCGCTGGTTCAGCACGATCGGATTAGTGTTTGGCGTGTTCCCCGTCGAGTCGGTGTAGGTCGGGTATTTGGTTGTTGTGCCGGCCTGATAGGTGAAAAGCAATCCACCAGCAAGCGCATTCCCATTGGAATCGACAAACCTTTGAATCGGTGTCGGGCTAATGTTGACCATCGTCGGCATGGAGACTCCAATAAAAAAGCCGCCCGAAGGCGGCTGTTCAGCGCTGTTGCTTTTAGAGAGATGGGACCGAAAGAGTCGACACGATCTGTTCGAGCCTCTGGACCACCAGATCGATTGAGTGATCACCGAGACTGAATCCGCCTGGCCATGCAGCGGTGTCGATCAACTCGTAGCCTTTCGACTGCAGCCAGAGCATCTGTCCCGGCCGGTGTATCCAGTCGCCCATCCGGGGATACCCAAACCAGATGTCTCGACCGTTGCCGACTATTTCCAGCGAAGCGAGCTCGTTTTCGAAGAGGCTGTAGTACGCCGCGTTTGCCCCCCTGGGTGGCTCAAACGCGTGAAGGCGACCGATCTGAGCACGCGGTACGAAGATCGGCGTGTACGACGTACGCCATCCGCCGAGGCTGTGCCCCTCGACATTCCAGACCGTATCGGTGGGCGCGAGCTTCTTCGCCCACGCCCAGATCTCTGCGGCGCTCTCGTACGCGCCACGCGTGACCCGCGCGCCGCTGCCGACGTCGATCGGTCGCGTCTGAAGATCATCGATGAGATCACCAAGCTTCCCGGCGCTGAAGCGCGTGCCGCTCATCGACAGATAGACTGCACCTGCCGCGTCGTGCACCAGCACCGCCTGACTGTCGCGGTCCTGAAACTGGTCGATCCACGAATAGCCGAGCGCCTCGAACGCGGCGCGCGCAGCGGCCGCATCGATGATATATGCCGCCTGAGCACGTTTCGCCGCCTCCAGAATGGTCCTGAATTCCATCACCGAACCTCGCCATCGGTGATGAAGCCGTGCCATCCACCGCCACGCGACATGTCAATGGATGGAGACAACGTCAGGTCGGCGAAACTGCTGCCTGTCGCTCCCCATTGAATGCCCATGTTCTCGTCGGCGGGCGCGCCACGATCGCGGAACGGCACGCATACTTTCTGCTCCGGATTCGTTGGGCTGGTGAAACGAATGCCTTGCGCTTCGGCAAAGGTGGAGACAACCTCGCGACGGTGCATCCCTTGGCAGATGAGCTCCGGGAGAAACCGGACAAATTCCGGATTTAGTTCGACGAGCTTCATTACTGGCTCGCCGCGACTGGCGCTGACGCAGCAGAAGGGGTTGACGCAGCGGGCGCAGCTGCCGCCTGCCCATAGACCGTGAGCGCGTTCGCGACGGTTAGCTGGAACACACCGAGCGCCGCGATGACGATGGGTTTCTGATTCGCCGGAATCAGAGTCGACGCCGTCACCGCCTGTTCGATCGCAGGGATGCCAGTCGAGACGAGAGTTTGCACAGAGGTCACAGTGATCGCGCCGGCCGTCGCACAGAAAAGTCCGTTCGCGGTCGCGGCGGTACTGACAACCGGATCGATGGCGGCGACCGCGACCAGCGTCGGCTGAACAACCATGCAGCCGCTGACAACGGTTGTCTGGAGCTTTGCAAGATCCTCCTGCGCGTTGGACTGTTGCGCCGTCGAGCAGCCGGAAAGAGCGACGAGTGCGGACGCGGCAAGGCCTGCCGCAAGCAGCATGATGCGTTTCATGGTGGTGATTTCCTTGGGAGTGAATGCCGCGGACGCGGCGAGGGAACTACTGCGGGGTTTGTGAAGCGGTTTTGTTGCCGAGGCTCAGCGGCAGCTGCAGCACGCCGTGCCAACCTGTGATGAGGCCGATCATTCCGAACGCAGCCTCGCGCAACGTCGGGTCGTTGATTTTCAGGTAGTCAGTCACCGCGATGAACACGAACAGCAGACCGACCGACACGGGCTTGATGAGGTCTTTCATTTGGGTCTCACGTGGGGAGATCGAGGAGTTGGAGACCATGCACGTTGATGATCGCGATGATCTTCGACGCATAGTCCGGATCCGTCGCATACCCGGCAGCGGCTACCGCGCGTGCGAAGCCGGTACCACTCGTGCACGAGAACGCACTTTTGTAGCGCGGGTTGGTGAGCAGAAACTGCGCGTGATCACTGATCGATCCAAGCCAGTCGGAATACACGCGCCACGACGCTGGGACCATGACCCATTGACCGTTCAGAAACTCGCGTGTCTGCATCGTCAACGTCGGCCCTGTCCACGATGCGTCCGCCTTGATCCCAAACAGGTTCATGGCCTTGACCGACAGCTGCGAAACGCCCCACCCGGATTCGAGTGCGGCCTCGGCCACCGTAAAACTCGCTGGGATCTTCGTCGTTGCCATCGACGTGCGAGCGGCCGGGCTCACTGCGGCGATAAATTGTTGAGGTGTCATTTCACGAACACCTCTAGCAGCTTCATCGCGCTGTCTCTGCCGAAGAGACAGACGAGCATAAGAAAGTAGATGACATATTCGATGCGTTGCATTCGCTTCTCGCCACGCCCGAACTTGTCGATGATGCCCTGATAGCGCTCGGCACAAACCGCTTCGTGCACCTCGATGCGCCGTTTGTTTTCCGCGATCTCAGCCATGGTGTCGTCGTGATCCACATGAATCCCCGTCGTTGAAATGAAAAAGCCCGCTCGTGGCGGGCTATGTTTTTGATCGTTATCTCGGTCAGAAAACGAACTCTGTCGCGTATCCGTGCTTCTGCAGCAACGGCAACTGCTTTTCAAGCCGGTCGCCGATATCGGTCCGGTACATCGGGGAATTTGGAAAGCTGATCTTGTCGACTATCTTGTAAGCTGACTCCTTGGCTTTGGTAACCGTCGATCCAGTTCCTGTGCACACGATCACGTAATCACCGCAGGTCACGGGCATTTCGACTTCGGTCACACGACCGTTCTTCAGCGACGCAACCTTGCCGATCATCATGTCGGCTGGAGAAATCTGGTTCCGCGGCACTTCTTCGGTCCCGAACACCGGAATGCCTGTGACCTCTTTGCCGGTGGCGTTCGAATAAGGGAAATCAGGCTGCGCCATCACGACACCGATCGCAACGTCAGTGTTCACCTTCAGTGTGTTCTCTCCCTTGACCAGATCCAGCATCCACTGGACAGGATCACCTTTGTGGCATGCCTGCATGATGCGGAATGCGGGCCAGCCCGGACGGCACGTGAACTCAAGCGGCCACGCCGTACCCTTCGAATCGACCATGCAGTTCATGTCGATATCGCCGACATAGTCGATCGACAGAAGGTAATCGGTCACCGGCTCGAGCGCATCTCGGAACAACTTCGAGTCCTTGACGTACTTCATCACGGTGCCCATCTCACCCGTGTTGACGCCCTTGTCGCCATTCATGAGCTTCTTGTGCTCGAAATTTTCGTTCTTGTACTCAGACCAACCGCCGGGCCCGAACCAACCTGAAACACCGATTTCGACGCCAGGCACGAACTCCTGCAGCATGAATCGACCGATGTCCTTTCCGAGGCGCTTCCACCGGTCGAGCATGTAGATCATGTCCTCCGGACTCTTCGACACGTAGGAGAGCGACTTGTCCTCTTCGTCACCCAGCGTCTTCGAGACGTACCGCTGCTCGTTCTTCGCGACAAACTTCATCGCAGTGTCGTAGTCCGTGAACTCGGTGTATGGGATGCAATCAATCCCGGCCATCTTCAGGATCTTCTGGCCGAACGCGCGATCGATCTCAAGGCGTGCGCCCTGCACGCCCGGGGAGAAGATCGGAAAGCCGCGTTTCTTGAACGGCTCCAACTCGGCCATGTATCGGTCATTGCCGGTCAGAAAGACCAGATCCGCCCATGACATGGAGCCGCGCCAGTTGTCGATGCGGTGCACCCACCCCTGACCAACGCAGCGCTGCTCGCCGCCTTTCTTCGTGCAAACAAAAAGCCGGACGTCATGTCCGGCTTCCTTGGCCCGAAGGCAGAAATCAAGGCTCGACCCATCCGAGTCAATCACAAGTACTTTCAAGGTTTTCCCCTATAATTCGCTCATGCACCAGCCGCCCAAACCCGAAAAGCCTTACACCGCGTGGGACGATTTCAAGTACGGAATCGGGTTTCCGCTCGCGGTCGCGCTGTGGGTTGGCGGTCTTGGCTACGCGGTTATTGCCCTTCTGTTTTGACGCCGAACGCCTGCGCAGCTGCCGAGGCATAGTTTTCCGCATCGTCTTTCACGTCATCCGGCTCCCCCTGCATCGTTTTCCCGAGCGACAGCACCGCCTGCCGCGCCAGCTCCGGGTTGCTGATCTTTGTCGCGCGTGCCAGCCAGCCGACGAAACGGGGATTCGTCATCAGCTTCGATGTAAGGTTTGCGCCGGCGGCCGATGCCAGCAGACCGCCAGCTACGCCTAGATTCCCGGTCCCCAGAGCCGTACCGACTGACGAGATCAGACCGGTCGCAGCCACAACCGGGCCCGTTCCCGATGGATTCGCAAGTACCTTCCCGCCCTGCTTGATGCGGTCTGCAGTCTGGGCGATCGCGTCGAGCGATTTGCGCAGATTGCCGTCGGCACTGGAAAACATCACATCTTTCGCCGCCGCAGACATCTTGTTCCAGTTCGTGAGGAAGGTTTGCGATGAGAACAGACCACCTTCCGCGCCCTGCTGACCTGCCGACGCGGTGCCCATGCGGCGGATGAACGCGGATTTGACGACGCTGCGCTCTTCATTCGTCAGGCTCTTCATGATCCCCTGAATCTTCGTCGCGCCCGCTTCCATGTCCGCAGGGTTGACAGCCGATTTAAAGACTTTCTCTGGGAGATCCTGTTTCGCAACCTTGTCGAGCACATCCTCGATCCGCGCGTGACCGGCACGCGAGAAGGCATTCGCACGATCCATCGCCTTCACGGCATCCGCGTTGCCCGTCGCCTTCGCAGCTCCCTCCAGATCGCTGGACAAAGCAGCGTAGAGCGCTTTCCATTTCGAGCGCGGCACATCGCTGACAAGCGAGCCATTCGAGATTTCGTCGCCGACCAGTGTGCGCAGTTTTTTCAACGCCTCGTACGGCAGTTGGTTCGTCGGCGAACCACCGGGGATGGGAATCGTCTTCCCGCCAGCGTAGCTCGGCGTTGCGGCATTGCTGGGCTCGATGGTGACGTCCGAGGGACGACCAGCCATGCGCACGCTCGGGCCAGTCTTTCCGGTGTACGGGTTCCGCGTGGGTGCGCTGCGTCCATACAGCGGAGCCTGGCCTTCGCGGACCTCGGCCGCCTGCTTCCGGAGCAGACCGTGTGATGCGGCGCCGCGCGCTTCAGCAGTCGTCGCATTCGGAGGCACAACCAACACCCCCGCGCCTGTACCTGCTGTATCTGCCTTAAGCGCAGTCTCGATGTCCTGAATTTTCCGGTTCTTGAAGAACTTCGACAGTGCTTCGGCTCCAGAGATGTCCTCATTCATTGAGGCAAGAGCCTTCGCGGTACTGCTGACGTTCACCGGCGTCTGCGGCTTGATGTAAGCGTCGAGCTTGTCATACAGCGCTTTCTGTCCTTGCTTGAACCTGTCGACAAACCCCCCGGGGCCAGATAGCCCCTGTTCGATCGCGCGACCAGCAACCGACGGCGTCGCGCTTGGCGACAGCCTGTTGGCGATCTCTTCCGCTTTTCGGGCGAATTCTGAGGCTTGTTCCTCGCCGCGTTTCGCCATGACCCCCGCGCCGCCTGGATACTTGCCGAGGAGACTTTCTGTTGCCTGTGCAACGCGCTTCCCTGTCGCCTGACCTACGCTCGGTGCGGTGCCCGCCTCCTTGAACGTATCGATCACCTTCTGCATCGCAGGCGCGTTGGCGTCGCCGCCGCGAAGCAGATATTTCACGGGCGCAGCAACCGCCCGACCCAGATCTCTGAGTAGCGTGGGCGACGTCGGCATGACGTCCGCGAAAGGCGAATCGGCATTGGCGACCTTCTCGAATTCTGGATTGGCGCCAACCGCCGGCGCGCCAAACACCTTTCGCACAGTGTTTTCGACCGAGTTAGGATCTGCCTGAGGCAACCCTAGACGCTGCAGGATCGTTGGACTTTCTCCAGTTGCGCTTGAGCCGGCAGGTTGAGGCTGAGCATCTGGCGCAACAGCGGCGGCCTTTGGCGCCGTTTGCGCGTCAAACTGGGCGCGCGCGGTATCAACCTGATCGGGCTGAAGCTGTGGCGTAACGACCTGATTGAAATACTGAGCGCGCGCGGCCTCCTGCGCCTCGGGAGCAAGCGCTTGGAACTCGGGGCTCGCAGCGACTGCGGACCACGGTTTTGCCATGATTGTCAGTTCCAGAGATGTGAAAAATCAGCCGAGTTCTGCGCAGGCGCACCGCCGGCCGGAAGCGGTGGCTTGACTCCAGCCGGTGCCGAACCTTGCCCCGGAAGCGGCGCTGCGCCGTTCGGAAACGGATTGGGTGTCGTTCCGGGCTGCTGCTGGTCACTTGGGCCAATCTGGCGTTTACCGTACCCGCGAAATTCCTCGCGAACCATGCTCGGTGACTTCTGCGCAGCGGCCATTTCCTTCTTCATCGCGCCGACCACAGCGGCATACTGACCCTTGCTGTATGCGGTCGCCAGCATCTCACGGGCGTGATCCTTGTCGCTCACCGTCGGTGTACCACTCGGGCTGATCGCGCGCGCGTATGCGTTGATGAGTGAATTGTTGTACGCACCGAACTCGACGATGGCCGGATCGCCCGTTCCTTTCTCAGCTGCCTGCAACACCTTGTTGAGAGACGGATACTTGGTCCGGTCGACCTTGTTCGACGATTGCAAGGCGAGATCAGCAAACTGGGATGCTTCGTTGACCGCCATGCCGGCCTGTGCAGTCCGTGTGCCGAGCGAGCGTTCCCCTGCCTTCAGGCCTTCGAACTCAGCAATGGTCGACGCCACCTCGTCAGGCTTCATGCCCTTCTCTTCAGCTTCCGTGCGGATCGCGCGACGAAGCGCCACCACGTCGCGCGCGCCCTGCGAGCCACGGCCCAGATTCTGCAGAACCGACTTGTCACCGGCCAGATACTGACGCGCCATGAACTTCACATCGTCGTCGGTGAGACCCGCGCTCGGGTCTTTGACAAACTTGCCGGGATTATTCGGATCCGGCATCAGCCCGCTTTTCGCGGATTCGATTCCGAGCCGCGTACCCTCCATGCCAACCCGTTCCCGCTCCAGACCCACACGCTGGCCTTCAAGACCAACGCGCTGTGAACTGAGACCTTCATCCACGCGGTTGTGGCGCTTCGTTTCATCGGCCTTGTTACGCTCGAGCTCCTCCTGATTCTTCTGGTGCATAACGCTGAATTGGTCTTTCGTCGTCAGGGCACGAAACACACCAGCGGAGACCTTGTCCGGATCGAACTGCGGCGGGATCTGCGCAAGATGCTCCTGATCGATCTGTCCGGTCGAGGCAACGTTCTGCATCGCTTCCTGATACAGCGGTTGCATGGTCTGGATTGCTTGCTCACGTGGCACGCCTTGCGACAACAGCTGTTGATACTGCGTCATCAGACTGCCGCCCGTCTGCGCGATCAGATCCATCTGCTTGACGCCGTTCTCGAAGTCGTAATTGCGCGTCTGCGCCTTGTCTTTTGCGACGGTGGCGTTCTTGGCAGCGAGATCCGCCGCGTTCTTTTGCAGCGCCATGCCGGCAGACGGGTTCTGGCGAGTGATCTGCGCGAGCGTGTTCTGGCTGATCTGACCAGTTGCCGGGTCGATAGCGTTGGGATCTGACAGAGCAGCTCGCAGTTGCTGATCGGCCTTCTGTTTGTTGATCAGGTCCGCGAGTGTGAATGCCTGCGCAATGTTTTGCGTGGCGTCGATCTTCGGAGCCTGGGCGGCGAGAGGGATGCTCGGATCAATGGCCATGGTTATCCCGTGTAACTGGAAATGAGGTCAGTCGGCGTGCTCGTCGATGCCGCGCTGCTATAGCTGCTTGTACCTTGGTTGGTCAGCTGGTTCAGCAACGCGTAGTTTGTCCCGCTGCTCGCGAGGCCGCTCAAACCGCTGGAAATCGCGTTACCCGACGCCACCGTACCTGCCGCGGACGCATTCGCGCCAGAAGTAGTGAGCTGGCCGGCATTCGATGCCGTCTGCAACCCCTGATTGCCGACATTCGCCGCCGTGTTCTGGCCGAGCGTCACGAGTCCGCTCAAGCGATTAACGTTATTTGCCGCGCTGTTGTAGTTCGTATTGAACGCCGTCAGCGAGTTGTTGAAGTCCTGCTGATAGGTCGTATCTGCGAGGCCCTGGCTATACGAGAGAAGGTCTTTCAGGGTGGCGCCAGACAGTAAGCCACCACGCGCGGCAGCACTATTGTTGATGGCCTTGTTACCTTGCTCCATCTGAAACTGGTAACCCGGTGTGTTCCGGACATCCTGAAGCGTCGGAGCCGTGAACTGTTGCTGCAGAATGCTCGACGGATTCGTCGACAGGGAGTATTGCCCGTTCGCACCTTGCGTGACGTTGTACCCCATCGCCTGCAACAGAGGCGTAATCGCACTCTGGCCCAGAGCCATGTACGGTGCCTCGTTAGCCTGAACCGTGTTGAACTCGTCCCATTGCTCCTGCGCGGCGTTCTGGGCGGCTTGCGCTTGCGTATTGGCCGCCGACTTCGATGCGCTGGATGTGATCGCCGCGCTTCCCACCGTTGCGACTGCCGCTGCACCAATAGCTGCTGCAACCATGATTTCCCCTTAAAGCCACATTTCGTGAATTGTTTCGACGGGCTCCAGACCGGCGAACCGGAGCAACGGCCCCGAGTCGTGCGCCAGCTTGGAACCTGCGGCAAATCTCTGCACGCCGCGTCGCTTGCACTCCATCTTTGTGAACTCGAACATCTCCTTGCCGTGCATCGCACCACGCCGCGTCTCTTCGACGAAGAAAATGTCCACGATGCACGTCAAGCAGGTCTGGTAATGAAGCCCGGGGCCAATGAATGCGACCAGATATGCCGCGATCTTTCCCTGCTCACGACCGATAACCATCATCAGTTGGCCAGCCTGTTCCCGGCGCGCGTATTCATCAGCCTGGGGCGCGAGCGGGAAGCCGTGGGTCTTGTGGGTTGAGATCTCGTCGTAGTGCTGCTCGAGCAACGGATACATCTCCCGATACACATCGACAAACCGTTCTATCGCAAAGGTGATCATCGGGACGTCCTGATATCGATGATCATGTGGATGCGGTCATCGCTGCTGTTGTTGATGACCTCGTGCTCAAGCTTGTTGTTGAACCACCAGACTTCGCCCGTGGCCATGTATACCTGCTCGAACTCGCCACCTGTGATATCGCCGCATCGGAATACGACCCCGGGCTGGCTCTGCAGCACGACATGAAAGCGCGTGTAGTAGTCGGCGTGAACTGGCGTATCTGCGTGCGGAAAGATGCGGCCTCCCGGTGAGATCTTGTTGATCATCACCCGCCCAAGCCGCTCACCCTGAACCGTGTGCATCAATGCGTATATGAGCGGTCTCGCCTCTGTGAGAAGCTTGAATGGCGGGTAATCGATGCTCTCGTGCTGGTCGTAGCCCGGCAGCATGTTCTGCTTGTACTTCTCCATCTTCTTGCCGGACTTGTCCTTGCTGAAGTCCGCGATCCTGGGGAAGCGCAGCATGATCGACTCGGTTTCGCCAAACGGACCTTGTGGGTAATGGCGCAAAAACGTGTCTTCCTTCCAGAGCTCGGGGCGGCGGCGAATGGAAAGCATCAGCGGCATCACATCGATCCCGCCAGCCATCTTCATAAAGTTTTTCATACGATCTGGATCCCGCTGGACATCATGTTGATCGCGCTATTGGCACTTGCTAGCGCGTGAATGGAATCACCCGGTCCGAGCGTCATACCTGCCAGCTCGGGAGAGACATACGTCTTGCCGGCCGCGATCGCATAGGGAGGGATGATCACGTTGGTAGTCACCGACGATCCGCCGCTACGGACAACATTGACGGTCACGGTCACGGCAGACGCGCTGGTGTTGGTAAACACTGTGCGTTTCAACACGGACGTGGTGTTGTTTGGGCTCGTGTAATACGCCGCGTCGCTTGTCGTAAGCGTCGCGTCCGGAATGAGCGAAAGTGCAGTGGTCGTCATGCGAAGAACTCCGTTGTCAGCTCGTCAACAGGCCTTTGACAAAGACCTTGGAAACGCCAACTGGGATCGCTGAATTGAAGGTGAGTGTCTTGTTGCTGAGAGAAAACTGATCGGCCCCTTGCCATGCCGAATCGAACGTTACGAACAGGCTCGCCGCTGAGCTGTAGGCCTGCGACAGCGTCAACGTCGTCGTGGTGCCACCTGTGAAATCGACGCCTGATGCAAATCCGGGTGTACCTCCGCTCCCGAGTTCATCCATCAGCTGGATGAACTGAGAGGAAGAGTCGGGGTAGTCCGGCATGAACGCGAGCTGCACTTCGATCTCGCGTATGCGTTCAATCAGCTGCTCGGTGGAATCCTGCGGAGACATCGCCTGCACTAGCGCGATGATGTCGGCCAGAGATCTTTCGACCAGACCATCAGATCCGTTCGACGCGTCAATCGCCTCGGCCAGAATCACATCGTCGACGGGAGGCGTCGGTGGAACTACGTTCGACTGCGTGACCAGACTCAGCAGCGCGAGATACCACTCCTTGTTGACATAGACCTTCCCGCCCTCGTCGAACGGATGCTTCTGTTTCGGAAGGCAGACCGTCATGACGTACCCTGCACTGCGTCCAGCTCGGCGCCGACGAACACAGGAGTGATCGGATCAGTGCCTGACAGCTCGAACACCCGGTTTCTCGAACTGCCGAGGTTCTGGAAGAGGATCCGATGCATAGTCTGGCCGGTCTTTCCCATGCTCCGGAACTGCTCAATCGGGAAGGTATGGCCACCGTCGTTCGAGATCTTCAGAGACACTGTTGGCGTTGCCGCCTGGCCGGTCTCAGGCCCTAAACCCGTCTCAGCGAAGATTTCAAGATTCGAGTAGAAGACTTCCTTGCCCCGGTTCATCCCTTCCGGCAGAGCTTGCCAAGAACGCACCCACTTGCGCGTCGCACCGTTATCGGTCGGAGTGGCATCGTTGAACGCGTAGATGTTCCCGCGCTGGTAGTCGCCGACGACGTTCATGTTCCCGAAGAAGTCCGCGCAGTTACTCAGATGGCGGTGGAACTTGCCTAGCACCGGGTCATAGCTCGCGCGCTCGTGCCAAAGCTTCGTCGATACGTCGTAGACGAACGTCAGATCCGCCGTCGGCAGCAGCAGCACATAAAACGAGTGACCGCTTGCCTGATAGGAATAGGCGCCCGCGTCGGAGATGGTTTGAGCGCTCAGCACGCGCTCGATTGCGAAGGTGGAGATCCGCTCCGGCTGATAGCCATTTGAGCGGTACACGATGCCTTGACCGCGCTGATCCGCGCCAACCCAGAAGACGGAGTTGTCCAGCAACACCATGCAGTACGGAGACGCCAGCCCCGTTTCGACAAACACACCGTCGACGCGCGCGAACGGGAAGTTGTTCCCCCCGGCGTCGTACCAGACCTCGGTGGTGTTCTCGCCAAACAGCCAGAGTTGACGATCGACCTGTATCAGGCCGAGCAGCAGATCAGGGCCACCTTCCTTCGACGCGAAGTCGGTCCCATCCCACGACGTGCCATCGTTCGACCCAGACACCCAGAACTGCTGCGTGTTGCCCTGATTGACGATGAAGAAGCTGTCGAAAAACGTGACGGTGACGGGGTTCTCCGGGAACGCCGCGGCGGTGATGGGCGCAACAGCACCTGTCGAGATGGTGATGATGTACCCGGCAGACCCATCGACGATGATCACCTGAGACCCGTTGTCGGACATCGACACGGTACCGGTAGTCGTGTTGACCGTCCCGAGCAATGTCGTGACATTTGCGGCCGTCACTGAATAGATCTGGCTGCCGCTCACGACATAGAGAACGTTTCGTACAGTGCGGATCCCCCTGATCGGCCCATCCCCGACTGTCACCACCAGATCCAGTCCGGGACAGCCGCGCATGCCCGCTACATCTCGACCCTGTTTGCTCTCATCGTTCTCAAGATACAGATTGATGCAGCGCTGCGCGTCCAGGTTCTTCGAGAACGCGCGATACGCGCCACCGAAAAACGAGGTCTTCATTCTTCACTCCCGAAGAACGGCGGATCGCCTTCAGGCTGGAAGAACAGCTGCGACGTCTCCGGATCCTGATTTTTGGCGATCGTCAGCGCCATCGCCGCGATGTCCTTCATGTCCTGCGTCACTGGCCTCTGGAACGTCGGGCCCGAAATCACCGTGAGACCCGAAGCGAGTGCCAGATACCAGTTTTGCGGATAGTCCGGCGTATCGGTCGCCTCGTTGAAGTCCTGAATCGGCGAGAGAAATACGAAGTGCAGATACTTCGAAAGGTCGGCCGGGTACGTGTTGAGATACAGCATGCCGTTGCCGAGCTGGCGCTCGTAGTAATACGCGAGTGGGTCCGAGGCAGTGTTCGGATCCATATTCGTCGGCAGACCTTCGAGCGTCTGCACGGTCAGACGCTGCAGTGGAATCTTCGTGTTCGAGCTGTCCACCAGACTGCCCGTGACGATCTCCAGCGGCTGGATCTGCAATGACGTGTAGTCGTACACAAAGCCGTTGGCGATCGCGGGGCTCGGCAGGCCTGGACTCGGGATCGTGGCCGTCGATCCGCTGAATGTCGCCGTTGTCCAGTAAATCTGTCCGTTCTGGAGCAGTACGCCGAACTGGTCACCATTGGTCAGGCCCACCGTCGAGGTGATCGGAATAGCTGTCGCGCCGGCAGCACAGTTCGCCGTGATCGTCGTACGCGTCAGGTTTGACGCCCACCGATCCGTGCTAGTCGGGCCCAGCGAATACACCGATTTCGTCGGGTCCAGTACGAGACTGCCGCGCTTGCGACTCCAGACTTTCAGACCCGGCGACCCGTCGGCTTGCCCTTGCCATGCTTTGACCAGCATGTTCAGGTTCGTCGCCGCCTTGCTCGTCTGGTACGCGTTTGGCGTCTCCCCCTCTGCAACGACGCCCAGATCTGTGAGCGCCTTCAGAATGATGTCGTCGCGCGTGACGCTGAACGAAACGGTGCCGCTGGTCGTCATGCTGCCGCCTGTGCGAAGTTGGTCGCGAAGTGCGTTTCGAGATTGCGACCGGCGAGGATGGGCTCCATGATTTCCCACATCTGGTCAGCGGAGATGTCCGCCTGACAAGCAGAGCAGCCGGTACGTTCGTCGCGCGGGCAATGTTCGAAGCCGCCGGTATGGAGCTGATGGCAGGGATAGCAGGCAGTACTCTTCGGCGTGAGCGAGAACGTGTTGAGCCAGTGCTTCGTGAGGTTCTCGACGCTCGAATGCGAGAGCGTGATGATTTTCTTGACGGGCAGATTCGCCGCAGCGTTCATGACGCCTGTCTCGGGCCCGATCAGCAAGTCAGAAAATCCCGTAAAGGTCAGCGACTGGCGAATACTCCACTTGCCCGATCGAAGGTGAACGCGCTTCTCGTTCTCCCAGCCCTGCTCGAGCATCTGGCACGCTGCATCGCCGACCAGCACGAACTCGACTTGCGGAAAATCGATCAACGCGCGCGCGATGATCTCGTCGAGATACGGCCACGTCTTGTGCACCGATGATCCAGCGAGTGACCATAGCACCACGAATTTGCCCATACGGTCTCGCTGCGCACGTGCCCACGCCTTTTCTTCGAGCGTCGGATAGAAGGCCTGCTTCAGCTCGCCATCGACGCCCGCCAGCTCGTGCGTGAACTCGAGATAGTTGTGATTCAGATACCGGTGGCGCAACTCATGCGGCCAGCGATGATTCGATCGGCCCGGCAGCGCGAGCCAGACTCCCTCGACCGATTCCGACAGGTTGATGAACTTGTCGTACTTCTTGGACAGATGCGCCCAGAACTCCAGCAACTGGTTGTTCGGCACCTGATCCTTGCCCTGCACGACCATTTCGTCGATGTTCGGATCGTGCTGCACAACTTCGGCGCCGATGTCCGTCGTGTACAGCGTGACGTGATACCCCTGCGCCTTTAGCAGCGGGAATATCGAGCTCGCCATCATCAGGTCGCCGAATGCGCCGTAGCGCACCACTGCGCAGGTCTTCTGCTCGACCTTGGGCGCGATGGCTTGGTGTTTTCCCTGCTCCTTCCGGTAGACCTGCAGGAACGAGTACTCGTCGCCTTCATTGCGGTCCTCGTTCACGAGCAGCGTCCACCCGCCCATCTTCTGCATGTGCGCGACGATGTCGGCAGGCATGAAGTCGTGGCGATGGTCGGGATTCGACAGCTCGTGCCCGATGTTCGGGTAGAACTGCTTGTGCGGCAGATACAGCACGAGATATCCGCCGACCTTTACGACGCGCCACCATTCGCGCAGCGTCGCTTCGGTGTCGTCCAGATGCTCGAGCAGATGCGACGAGAACACGAAATCCATCGAGCGCGACGCGAACATCGACAGATCGTCTGCTTCCGCCTGTACATCAGGCCTGATGTCGTATCCGAACACGCGGTGATGGCCGTTGTCGACACCGATGAAGTGCGCGAACGGCTTCTGCGGCCCGCATCCGATATCGAGACCGCGCCCGGTCGTGTACCGGACGATGTCCCAGCGCACCTTCAGCGACTCGTTGCCGGTGGGCGCATCAGGACGCCACATTCTTGACCCCCTGCGGCTTCGTCTGAGCCTGCGTCGACTTCTGGTTTTCGTCCTTCGGCAGCGTCATCACCTCGCCGGCGGGCGAGTAGTACTTGCCGTCCTGCTCGTAGGCGACACCTGTCACGCCGTACACGATTCCGTGCGGCTTCTTCGGATTGAACGTCATGTGGGTTCCTTTCAGATAGGGGCGTTTCAATAGATCGGCGTCAATCCACCGTTGACAGCGACCCGCACACTCCCGCTTGTGAGCGCGCCGGTCAGCGAGACTGACAGGACGCTGCCGGGAGTTAGCGAGCGGAAAAAGTAACCAGCGCCGGACTCGGCTAGCAGAGAGCCCTGCACCTGTGAAGGCGCATTGAACGTGGCCGGGACATAGCACTGGTAAGCGCCGCACTGCCCTTGCACGCTGTCGGAGAAGATGATTCCGAGAATTCCACCGCCTGACATCGCGCAGTTCGGCAGCACCTCGACCAGCAGGCGAGTCAGGTAATAGCCCGGTGCGCCTGTGATCAGCGTTGTCGGAGAGGCCGTGTTGAGCGACGCTGCGGCATACAGATCCCCGACAAAGTTCGGAAGGATGATTCCGCCACTCCCGACCGCGGCGATCGACAGCGGACTGTCTGCGTTGGGAGTGGACTTGCCCATGATCAGAGGCGGTCAAGCACGTTGTTGCGTTCAACAAAGCCGCCCGAGTACTCCGGCTCGCCCGTGTAGTTCTGGTAGCCGCCATACGCCGGTTCGTTCGTGTACATCGGCTCCCACGGCTCCATCGGCACCGTCTCATATTGACGATCGAGTGCAGATTGCGAGACACCGCTGCCGGGATTGTTGCCAAATGCATTCTTCGCGTCGGCCATCTCGCCGGGCGGCATCTGGTTGGATCTGCGCTGCGCGTGAGTGACGCGCGCCGACTCGGCAGACGCCCACGGGCCCGGATCCTTCTCGCGCGGAGGATCCTGCTGATACGTTGGCATGTTGCCGGGGTTCATCTGGTTGGGCTTCGGTCGATGCTGCTTCTGCACCGTGTAGCCCGTCTTCTGGGTGTAGCCGTTCGACATGGTCGACTCCAAAAAAAGAGGGGCACCGAAGTGCCCCTCAATCGCTGCTGCCCCTACTACGCCTTACTCGTCCCAGCCGCTGCCGGGATAGCCCAACGGGGTGATCTTCTTCATCGCCATCGGCCGGATATCTGCATCCGGCTGATTCTCGATGTCATCACCGGGCGGCAACACGTTGAACTGGGCGTTCTCGCCCGAAGGTGCGCCCTTCTTCGTGATGAAGCCAGACGTGACGAAGCCCGTCGCGTTTTCGTCGTTACGACCTTTCATGATGTCTGCTCCTTAAGCAGTGACGTTGGCACCCGGCTGCGGTGCGGCTTCATACGACAAAGCCACCTTGCCGGTTGCATCCGCGCCGGTGATTGCCACGAGCAGGTCACCCTGATTCATGGTGACCCCGCCTGCGGCCGTCGACAGAGGCACATTGAAAGTCGAACCAGCCGCGGCTGTGCCGAGCGTCGCGGTAGCCAGTGCCGTTGTCGCGGTGCCGCTGATCTTGCTGAACGTCACTGCGTGCGTCGTCGCCGTGCCGGCCGTGGTGACCGTCATCTGTGCCGCGAATGCGAGCGACGCGGTGAAGGCGCAGAACTTTGCATACTGCGTCGTTGCTGCACCGCCGATTTCGCCCATCGACTCCGAATTACGCGAGGTGTAAGTCGGGTTGTCATAGGCCATGCTCTTCGTGCTCATGATCTCTCCTTAAGCCGCCGAGTCCCACTTCACAATCCGCACGTTCTGCGACAGCTGCGGGCTGTTGTGGACGATGCCGTAGCCGCCGAGGTAGTACCAGGCGACACCCTTCGAACGACCGTAGTCGGTCGGGATCTTGCCGCGCATTTCCTCCGGCACGGCAATCGCCTCGGCAACGGTGTCGTTACCGAAGAAGTAGATCCAGTTCGACGCACCGACCGACCACGTAACACCGTTGATCGTCTTCGAGATGTTCGTCTGTTCGACGTACCGGGTGTTCTCGTAGCGGCCAATCTCGCCGTTCATGATCAACTTGAAGCCGGTCTCCGTGTACTGATGGATGCCTTCCAGGTTGTTCTTGAACGTACGCAGCGTCGTCGGCCATGCGAGAGCGTAGTAGTCGTCGGCGATGTACGCCGGGATGTTGCGCTCCTTCATGATGTCGACGATCGCTTTCGCGTGCGCATTCGTGTACGCCGTCGAGTTCGTGCCCGTCACGGTGCCGTTCGTGTACAGCGTCACGGCCGACGTCGACGTGCCGCCCGTCGGAATCACGCGCAGCAGCGTCTGATCGAACTGCGCCCACGCCAGCGCGTCGAGCGTCTTCGTGCAGTCGTTCTTCAACACACGGTTGATGATGTCCGTCACCGGGAACTTCGACAGATCGTCGAGCTTGCCCGAGTACGGCACCGAGTTGCCAGCTTCCGTGATCGTCAGCGTGCCCTGCGTGATCTGGAAGTTGGTTTCCGGCATCGTGTTCGTTTCCACCAGCGTGCCGCCAGCCTGCGCGACATCGGAGAACACGTCGTAGGTGAAGATGTCACCCTTCTTCTTGCCTTGCTGCGATGCATCCTTCACGTCGCAGAACTGGCGGAACTTCACCAGCGGTTGCACCGCCATGCGGAGCACACGCGAGAGCTGGCGGCTATACATGTAGCCACCGAGGCTATTAACAGCCCAGACCTGACCTGCCATGATTGAAAAGCTCCTTATCCTTGTCCGCGCCGACGTCGCTGCTCGGCAATAAACGCCGCGGTATCCTCGGCATCATCACCTTCAGGTTCGACCTCGTCGCCATTTACCGGCGCCTTCACGCTCGCCGCTGTCGGCAGCGTCGTCACGTTGGTGGCTTTCCGGTCCACTTTGTCCTGTGTCTGATTCACCTTCGGAGCCAGCCCATCCCGCCACTTGCGCAAGCCGTCGCCGATATCCTTGTAGAGGTCACGGTATGAACGCTTGTCGCCTGCCGCGCGTGCTTCTGCTTCCTTCTGCATGAACACGCCGCCAAGCAGTGGATCGGTGAGCAGATCCTTGTACTCAGACTGCACCCACGATGCGGCTTCGCGGAACTCGATGCGCGCGTCGATCATCGAGGTAATCGATGAGTCGTCGGCCCGGCCGCTGCGCCGCAGTTTGCTGATGGCCGCTCGGGCCTCTTCATCGCTGCCCAGTTGGATTGCTCGTGCGAGCTCAGCGTCGTCGTCCTCTTGTACGGATTCGGATGGACGCTTCTCGGCGGGCTGGTGCTCCCCACCTTGAACCTTTTGTGCTTCCTTCAGGATGCGCGTCGCTTCGACCAAGCGCTCATCCGCTGTCATGTCCTTCTGCAGGAACCGCTTGCCGGCGTCGACCACCTCGCTGAGTGGCTTCTGCACTTCCTTGCCGTCGACGATGAGCGTGACCATCTGGTCGTCACCCGTGCGCGGTGCCTCTCCCCCGGCGCGCGCAGCTTCCTCTTCAGCCGCAGCACGATCGGCAGCGGCCGCGTCAGCTTCGGCCTGTTCGCGGGCCTCGCGCTCTTCGTCGGTTTCCTGCTCTCCGTCACTGCTGGATTCGCCGCCGCCCTGATCGTCGTCATGCGTGCCGGTGCCGAACTTCACATCGTCTTCGGTCGTGCTGGCGATCTGTTCTAGCCACGCGGCGCGATCGTGATGGGCATAGCGCACGCCGTCATCGGCGGCACCGCCGCCAGCGTCATCGGGATTTTCGTCACGGAACACACGGCCAAGCAGGCGGGCGAGCAGGCGGTTCATTAGTTTTCTCCTTCGAGTAGTTCGAGGGAATTTCTCCCCTCAGTGATGATCTCGGCGATCCACTGCTGGAAGCTCTCGGCACGCCAGATCTGCGTTTGAAGTTGCTGGATGCGGCGCTTGCGCCAGGGGCTGATGCGCGCCAGTTCGTTGTATGCCGCGTTCGCCTGACCTTCGGCGATCGCGACCACGGCTTCACCGAGCTTGCTGCGTACGAACGCTTCCGCGTCCTCGCCGAGCTCGACGCGAGCCTTAAGCAGTTTGTTTTCCACCGTTTGCCTTGTTGATCCGATCGAGCAGTTGCGAAATTACGAATTGCGCGGTCTGATGCTGCTGCTTCTCGCGCTCTGTTGCGAGGCGTCCGAGCGCTACCTCGCGATGGGAGTCCGCATTGATGGCCGCCGTCTTGACCTTCGCGTCGTGGTCCATCGCCTTGTTCTTGATCTGCTGCTGCAGCTGCTGGATAACTTGCTGCGCCTGCTGCAGTTGCTGTTCGAGCTGGGCGACCTGCGGATCCTTCTGGCCGTCGCCGAGGAAGCGCTTGGCGTCCGGATAACCGAGCAGGCCGAAGATCTCCTTCACCGCTTCCGACTTCATCTGCGGCGGCATGGCCTGATTGGCCATGATCTGGCCGATCTCGTTCAGGCCCGAGATCAGCTTCGAGAGCTTCGCGTTGGGATCCGTCGCACCCATACCGACGTTCACCGTGATCGTCAGTTCGTGATTGAGCAGCTCGTCAGTGACCTTGTCGACGCCGTAACGCTGCAACAGCTGCGCCTTCTCCGCTGCAATCGCGAGTACCACCTGATCGGTTTCGTATTCCTGTTCGAGCTTGATCAGCTGGTAGAGAACCCGCTCGACCCACGTGACGGTGACCGTGCGCAGCAGGTATTCCGTCATCTGGCTCGCGCCAGCGCCCATCATCTGCATGCCGCGCACCGTGTCCGCACCCTTGCGGTTGTGCGGTACCTGCGCCGGATTGAAGTCGCCGCCGATGCCGTCGAAGTCGAGATTCAGGAGGTTCTGCTCCTGATACGACGATGACGTCACATCGTTGAACGTCATTTCCTTGACGTCCGATTCCGGGTTCGTCGCCATCGTGATGCCGCCCGGCACGTTGCGCACCAGACTGCGCAAATCAACCTGCGCGCCGCGCTTCACGATGTAGTGCTTGTTCAGAACCAGCTTGACGTTGTCGAGACGCTGGTTGACGACTTCGTTCGACTCTCTCTGGATTCCTTCGACCAGCTGAGGGATGCCCGACTTGTACGCCCGGTGCGTTTCGATGATCGCGCACCCCATCTCCAGCGGACGCATGCCATGGAAATAGACTTCCTTCAGCTCCTTCGGCTCGGTGAGCATGAACTCAGTGCCGAGCGTCCAGTACACCCACTCCTTGCCCTTGCGGCGCACGAAGTTCTCGTGCACCCATACGATGTCGAAGTCGGCCAGCGAGACCTTCGATTCGCTCGTCGGATCTTCTCGGCGGTTCTGACGCGCCATCCGCGTCGCGTCGAGGCCGCGCGTTAAAGCCGAACGGATCACAGCGTCGGACGCCTTCTTCCATTTCGGCTGGCCGGTCTTGTCGTCCTCCGTCTCCATCATTTCCTTCACGTCGTAGACGTACATCGGAACCATGCGGATCACGAAGGGGCTGGAGTGGATCGGGTCCATCCAGTCGGCGGCCGGGTCGATGCGGATGTTCTCCAGCGGCTGCAGTTCGATGCACGGGCGGTCTTCCAGCACCTTGTCATGCTTGACCGCGCGCATCTTCGGCTTCTGGCCGTCTTCCTCGTACAGGCCCTGACCGGTGTCAGGGTCGATATCCTGCACGTAGGCCGTCTGGCGCTCGGTGCGATAGCGCCAGTACTGATACGAGCACACCGCGCCCATGGTCGACGCATCCTGAAATCCGCCCATCAGGATCATGAACCACGGGATGGTCTTCGTAAGCCGGTACTGCACGAGTGCCTTCAGAACCTGCGCCGACGCGAGCTGCTTCGGATCGCCCTCATTCACCGCGCGCGCATCGAGCACATCGACATTCGAAAAAAAAGCCGCACAGGCGGCGGCTTCAATCTTGCGGATCAGCGTCCGGGTCTTCGGACGGTAGATCTTCGAGCGGTGCCGGAAGGCATCCGTGTTGTACTTCGAGTCCGGCGCGTGCCGCGACTGGAAGGCGTACAGCGCCTTCACCCATTCGCCGCGCAGATTCGAGTCCAGATACGAGGTCGACTGCTGATAGGCCTCAGACGCGATCGACAGCCAGTCGGGCGAGCCGCTACCTGCAGCAGCTTCGCGCTTGGCGAGATCGGGTGGGGTCGGTCCGGCGACTTGATACATAGATTTATGTGTTGTCCGGTTTGAAGAAGCGCGGATCCGCGCCGTCGAGCACCTGTGCGAACTGGCCAGCCCACGCGCCGCGCGCCATCTTCGCGCGCTCGAGCAGCTCGCCGCCCGCCATCACTGCGGCGTGTTTCATCTCCGACCACGTCGCCAGCTTGTCGGGATGCAGCACGAAGCCGTAGAACGAACTGATCGCGAGATTCTTGACCACAATCACGCCACCCTGCCAGCTCACCGCCCAGAGGTGGTTCGGATACTTCTCGTTCAGCGCTTCGCCGATGTTCTTCGCGGTTTCCATCTGCGCGATGTCGTCGGTGCCGCCGAGATCGGCCAGATGAATCTCAACGTCGTTCATTCAATCCTCCGTGTAGTCGGGTTCTGTGAAGTCGCGCATCAGGTTGTGGCGCCCTTCATGGCCGAGCCACATGTATTCCTTCAACGTCACGTGCAGCTTGATGCTGTCAGGCAGATCGTCGTAGTCACGATTGCCCGTCGGATCAAGTGCGCGATATAGCGCGTTGGTTGCTGAGCGCATAGCGGCTTGTCCGTTTCCAGTTGTCGTAGGCCAGCTTCGGCGTGCTGCCGAAGCCGATTGCCCAGCTTTCGGCGAGCGATCTGGCCTCGCCACAGCACCACCGGCCATTCAGCATGTAGATGCGGGGCCGTTCACTCGCCACTGACGTCATACGGTCCCCTCAGCGAGTCCTCCATAAATCTGCTGTTGCTCCACTCGTACACCGTGTCGCGCTCGCCCCATTCTTCGCCCCATGCGGCAATCACCATCGACGTCACGCTGTATGTGCTAAACGTGACCTTCTGACCGAAAGTCGGTTGCCACGGATAGACCGGTGAGTTCATCTCAATCCTCCACGTAATCCGGCTCGAGCGACTGCTCGTCGATCATGATCGGCGCCGGCATGTCCATGTCGTAGATCCGGGAGCACACGTCGACCAGGTCTTTCTTGGCGCCAAACGGGAACAGCCGGTATTCCTCGCGGAACTCGAAGGTCAGGTCATACGCACGGCCGTTCTCGTCGCGGCGGACGATATTGCGACCAACCCGGAAGCCGTCACCCGCCTCGATCACGGTGCGCTGCATACGCGTGACCTTCTTCTCGTCAAAGCCGTATGGAACGAGAAAGCGGCCGTTCTTGCAGTCTGGTTCCAGACGCTGCACACGGTCGATCTTCGATCCGCCGCCCTCGCGCGGCCACGCCAGTTCCTCGATCTCGAAGAAGTGCTGCTCGATCTGCATCCGCTCTTCGAAGTAATCGAAATCAGACTCAGCACCGAACTTCTCGTAGCCGCACTTGACGATCTGCACGCCAGGCATGCTCATCCAGCGCCGGCGGAGCAGCTTCATCGCCTCCCAGCGCTCCGACAACTTCATCTTGTGGCGGAAGCCGTCGAGCAGATACTTGTTCTTCGCGCTGTCGATGCCGATCACCGCGAAGGCAGTGTTGTCGCTGTCCTTCTTCTTGCTGCGCGCCGGGTCGCACATCACCGCGACGTTCAGGATTGACGGACGCACCTCGTAGGAAGTCAGCCACTCCAGCTTGAACATCGCCTGCTGGCCGGTGAGCGGATTCTGCAGCATCTGACACGCGATCGTGTATTCGCCCTGATCGCGCTTCTTCTTTTCCCACTCGTCGACCGTCAGCAGCACTGGATTGCCGCTCGGCGTGCCGTCGTCGGTGGCCGGGTGAATGCGCTCGATCAGGCTCTTGCGGTCGATGATCGACTGGTACGTGTCCGCGAAGCTGTAGCGCGTGCCGACGTGCCAGCGCCGGCCGCCAGCCATGCCGAGGTTGTCCGACAGTTCCCAAGCTTCCGTGGTCTTCTTCACCTGCTCCGGCGTGGTCACCGATTCGCGCGTGACCACATCGTCATACACGCGAAGCCGGAAGTGAGCTGACGTCGGCTGCCCGTCGACCAGACCCCACGCCTCTACGGTCGCTTCCTTCGGATTACTCTCGCGCTTGACCAGCAGACCGTTTTCCAGCGACCAGCGCGGAGATGACTTCTCAGGCGTCCGGTACAGGATGTCAGGGAACGCCGCCTTCAGCCGCTCGTTCGACTGAAGCTCCATCATGATCTGGCGGAGGAACTTCTGCGCGATGCCGCGCGTGTGGGCAAAGATGCCGACGGTGATCTCAGGATCTTTCACGATCTCCTGAATCACGCCAGCGAACGTGATGATGGTCGACTTATAGTGCTCGCGCGCCCACAGATCGAGCTTCTCGTCCGGATCCGCCTCGACCTCCCGGCACCGCGCGTAGATCCACGGATGCAGCATGTCATGCCGGCCGCACACGCGCGTCAGCAGATAGAACCGATCCTCCTGAACCAGCGCGCGGATCGCGGTGAGGTCTCGCCCGCCGTCGTCCAGCTTGTCCCACTCGGTGAGCACTTCCTCCAGAGGGAGACTGTGCAGATCCATCAATCCGCCGTGCGCCCTCTGATGAGCGCCCTCAGATCGGACGCGCGCCCCAAGTCGATCGCGTCATTGTCGTCCGGCGGTGGCTCAGCCTCGCCAATTCCGTAGGCCTCGCGCTCCAGACCGATCAGGCGGGTGCGCGATCTCACGAGCGACTCATGCGACGACACCAGCAGCGCCACGTCCTTGGCGTCGGTCGCATTCTCCATCAGCGTATCAAGCTTCTCGGCAAGCTTTTTCGAGCGCGCCGCTTCCGCCCGGATGTCCTTGCGGTGCTCTGTAATGATCTGAACGTTCGCTGCAGCGGCTGCGAGAATCCCGTGAGCATCACTTTGTACGCTTTCTGTTAGCTTTTCCTGTACGTGTTCCTGTGCCTTTTGTTTCGACTCTTCTACTGCGGCCTGTATCAGTCCAGCTTTGGTCTGCGCACGCACCTGCTGTGAGAGGTCACGTGTCCACTCATACTTCTTGGCACGGCGGACAATTGCCGAGAGCGCGACTTCATGCTTCTGCGCTATCTGACGCAGGGAGAGCTGACCGACGCGGTAGTCGCGCTCGATTGCCTCCCAGTCAATGTCAGAGCGACGTCCCACGTTTATTGGCCCTGAAGGTAGTCGCGCAGCTTGGCGACGAGGCGATTGCCGTCTGTGCGTGCGCTGCCTGTGGCTTTCACGATGAACTGGTCAAGCTGGTTGCACCAGCCGAGCGGCGTATCGTCGGCGGGTTCCGTGCGCTCCGGATAGCTCACTACGGATGCCTGAGGCAGTTCGCCGACTGTGCTGACCGTCGAGCCATCCTCATACGTCTTCGTCTCGAAGCGATCCATCAGGTTAGCGAAAGTAGCAACGGCGTCGGCTGTGGCCGGTGAGAGCGGGGCAACGTCGGTCGAAGTCGCAGTATCGGCAGAATCCGCCGGCCCCGCAGGGTTTCCCGCAATGACAGGCGGAGCCGATCCACCAGCTTCAACGGGTGTGCCACCCTCGCTTGAAGTCGACGGGATCGGGCTTTCCGTCGGCTGGCCGGTTTGGATCGCACCAGTCGGGATGGACGGCGTATCGGGCGTTTGCTGCGGCGTGCCAGATGATTCCGTCACGACAGGGGCCGATGCGCCGCCAGCGGGCTCCCCCACTGGTGCCTGTTGCGGTTCCGTGCTCGACGGCGCCGCGTCCTGGATATCGCTCATGCTGGTGTTCCTCGATTCGATGTATCGCAATGCAGCTGCGGCCACTATTCCCGCCAGAGGGCCACACGCCACGCCAATCACTTCTTGCCCTTCTTGACGTGCTCGGGCAGCTTGCTGACCTTCTTCCCGTGGGTCTCAGCAACGAACTTCTTGCCGACGCTCTTCGGGATGCCGAGATTGCTCTTCCCCTCGGCAGCGGCATGCATAGCCGCGTTTTGAGCTTTCGATTTCGCTGGCATCGTCTTTCTCCGCAACGCCGAAGTCACACGTGCAGGACGCAGCATTGCGCCCGCACAACCCGCAGTCCGACATCACCGGCTCCCGCGCTTGACGGCCGGCTTCGCGCCTCCGCTGGCCACCTTGGCGTACTTCTGCGCTTCCGCGCTCGCGTGCCGCTTCGCCGCTGCGTGCCGCTTCGAGTCGGACTCAATCTCTTTAGCGCGCGCAAGCGTGTGCATGTCTTCTCGCGCACGCCAGTCTTCTTCGGCCTTCATCGTGGGCATGAGCACAGCAGCCGCCTTCTTGGTAGCCATGGGGGAACCTCCGGGAATAAAAAAAGCCCGCGACCTCAACGGTGGCGAGCAGAAAGCCGGACGGTGGCCCGGCAGGAGACGCTTGAATGGTGGCGACGACTAGGGGACTCGAACCCCTGACATCCGGATAGACAATCCAGCGCTCTACCAGCTGAGCTAAGTCGCCATGAGAGAGATGCCAGTCCGTATCACGCTACGACGCCGACCGCCGCTGACTGGCCCATAAACGAAAAAAGCTCACGCCGTTTCGGGCTGTGAGCTTTTCTGTGACAATTACGGAATCTATCGAAACTCTATGATATTACTCATTTTTTGCTCCGTCAAACCGAGGACTCGTGTTCACGAATGAGCATGCCTGCGATTTCGAGGCGGTCCGTGAAGTTGAACCACGCGCGTCCTTCTAGATCCTTCAGAAACTCCTTGATCTTCGCGTGCTGCTCGCCGGCGGTCTTTCGAGACACGCTGCAGAAGTCGGCAATCTCCTGAATGCTCAGCTTCTGACCGAAGAACTTCTCCGTCGATGCAAGGCGAATCGCGCGGCTCGACATGCCGCTGCCGACGGCCGTCAGACTCACGTCACACAGCTGGCTCGTCGCCATCGTCCAGATCGGGTTCGGTGTCCACTTGCTGCAGCAGGGCGATCCACACGTGCATCGAAGTCGCTTGGCGCTGCAGCGTGCGATCAAGGCAAGCGCCTCGGCGTAGTGGATCCGAATGACCTCAGCCATCACCATCCCGGCCTGACCCGATCCATCGAGTCCGGACAGGCCGCGGCCGCTGCCGTGCGCGCCGCGCGTGAGGAACATCGCCATCGGCGACTTCGCATACTGCTGATCGGAGAAGTGAAGCGCGAAAACGATCGCTTCCTTGGCGTCCTTGAAAATCCCCTCATGCTTAGCGCCAGTCATTTCCGCTTGCTCCCGTCGTCATAAAGTTCGCATCTGCGCATCCGATCGATGCACAGCTCAGCTTTTCTCTTTCTCTTGCGGCACGCCACCGCCGCGGTATTGAACAGCCTGTCAGTCTTCAGAAAAACGCAGCCGGCGCACGTGCGGTTCTCCCGGCGAATGAGAATTTCGAGCGGGTCGCCCTTTTCCCATTTCGCTTCTCCCTTGTCAGTCATCGAAGTAGCCAGGCGACAACACATGCGCTGGCTATTCCCAATAGCCACGCGGGCACTAGAGGGATAGAAACGTAGCAAACTGGCTTCCCGCTGTTGTTGGGCCACTGGCCTGTGATCGTCAAACCGCGCGATCCCGGTGACAGTTTCATCGCACCGAACCTTCCATCGAAGATGGGTCGCACGAAGTACTGGTTCGATTTTCTATACACCACGACAAAGCAGCTGAAGTGCAGCGTGCCCATCACCGCAAAATGTTCATTTCCCGGCGTGATCTCTACCTTCTCTAACCACTCCGGCACTTGCGCTCCGGGCACACCAATGCAGAACGGAAATTTCATGGGGCTACCGTGAGTAATCCGCGCTCAACTAACGCGACATAGGTTTTAACGACCATCTCGGCTTCGAAGATCCGCCGCTCGTATTTGTCCATGATCCCGCCCTGATCGAGGATCGAATGACATCCGCGCGTACCCGGCCGATCGCTACACAGTGCCGCCAGCGCGGCATCGCTCGACTTCAGTGCCATGCCTTTGTCGCGGTTCATGTGTGCTGCCTGCGTGTATCCAACGACGCCACAACACACGCACGGCAGCTGCGCGACGATTCGTCGGATTTCTTCGGAACGAAAGGTGAGTGTTTTCGGGAAAATGACGCGTGCTGTCATTTCTCCTCCAGCATCGCGAGGCGACCGTCGAGATTTGCAGGTTCGAACCATTTGGCGTCTGGTCCACATTCGCCGTCCTTGCCGCGCAACTTAACAGGCTCACCGGCGTAGAGCAGCTGCTGACCCGTGACGGGATCAAATTCCTGCCGCGTGCTCCGCGCGACGCAACTCGCACCAACGGCGAACTTCGAAATCTCGGTCACAGGTTTGTAGTGTTTGCAGTCTTTGCAGAACTTCATTCGCTCACCCCAACCGTCGACTGGATGACTGACATCGTTAAAACGCCATTCGTGCGCGCGAGGTCACACGGACGGCCGCACACTTGGCGCCGGATCGAGCCGTCCCCGTACTCGATCACGAGGAAGGCGTTCGCCACTTCTCGCGCATCGTCCTCTGTCATCCAATCGGCCTGCTGGCGCAGATGCGCGGCGACGTCGGTATTGCTCGCCGCGAGGCCGTTGAGCGGAAGGGATTTCAGATCCGCAGACATTCAGTCACACTCCCCGCCATCCGAATCTGCCGCAGCAAAAAGGCGTTGCTTCAACAGGTAGCCTTCGAGCGGCCAGATCTTCTGCACTGCGTTCTGGCGCGCGATCTTGCGGCCGATCTCGATGTCGAAGTTTTCCGGCGATGCGCAAGCACTTTCGCCGGTCACGGTGAAGCCATTGCGCAACGTCAGTACGCAGAAGGTGAGTAGCATGTGCGCACGGCTCGCCACTTCGGGACGCTCGAATGGCGAGACGTCCAGACCGATCGATGCGTGATGTGCTGTGAAATACAGTTCGTCGATAATTGCCGCTTCGATATCGGAAGGCGTCACACGCGGTGCCGTCTTTCCCTTGCGCACAATCTCGTCTTCGATCTTCTCGTCGCCGTTGCGCGGCGTCTGAGTTGCCATGTTCATGTCCATTTTCTCTAGGTGATTTGAGCCAGTTGTTTAGATCGACAGATTCCTGCCGAACCACGATTCGCGTTCGCGCGACGCGGCTTCGAACGCTTCAAGGCACGAGATCATGTATTTCGCAAGAATGAAGTCTGGGGTATTACTAGCGTTTTCACGGGAATGCTCATTAAGAAGTCGTTCGAGTTCTGCCTGAAGCGCGCCATCTGTTCCACTGAGAGGTGATGCGGGAGCGGCAATCTCGGTGCGAGAAGGATTAGGTGCGGGATTCGATGCACTCATTGCGTTTTCTCCTATTGGGATATCTGTGCTATTCGTTATGCCAGGCTCGGCTTAGAAATAATTCGCCGTAATACGGGGTGAACTACACGACAGCGTCATCGCTCGATTTCAGGTCGAAGAAAATTTTCACGATCGGGCGGACCTGAAAATTTGGCATCCCCGATAGGACGAATTACAAGTCGAATCGTTACCTCTTCACACATTCCCATCGTGTGCCTCCGTTCCATGTCGATGTGATGCAGCAACCAGTCAGGAGCAACGCGAGCTATCAATGGCTCGAGCGATTCCTTGAACTGTCTGAAAATCAACCGTGAATGCACGTCGTTATAGGCTGTTCTCATCACGTCGTCTCGTGCTTCTCAATCTGAGCATTCTCTTTCTGCTCATGTTTGACTGCCTGCCCTTTTTGGAAAGGCATCCACTCGGCGTAACCGCCTCCTTCCGGAGGTAAATCATCGCCCTGTAACAACGTCACGCTGGTACGCGAATGTGCACCGCCGCCGCACGCATCAAACACCGCAAGATTCACTGATCGGTCTGAGTGAACGTACGCAATAAGCGCGGCAAGCTGTTGGTCGCTAGCAAGCGCATCATTTTTTTCGGGTGTAAACCAGACAACACGGCCAATGCTGGGTTTGATCATCGTTTGCTCCTGTGGTTAAAAGGTCTCGTCGAACGAGACGGAAAAATCGTTTGCCGCGTTCGCCTGCACGCGGGTAACGTAGTCGGTGAATTCCTTCTGCCCCATCTCAGACGTCGACTTGCGTCGGCTGAACAATTCACCGGTCGGCAGCGTCACGTCGACGCGTGGGCAGTACAGGTTCGCGTAGTACTCGTGCCACGTGTCGGGCTTGAACTGCTGATCGTTCACCCAGGCCTGCTCGGAGATATCGCGCAGCACGACACCCCAGTAGAAGGCGTTAGCTTCTGAGGTGCGGCGCCGATCCTCCGCCGTGACGATCACGCGGAGCGGCGTGCCGCGTTCGATGTGAGCTTTCGCGTGCTCGCGCACCAGCTCCTTAAGCAGATGCCAGACAGCAGGCCCGGAAAGCGTGAATTCCTTGTAGAGACGCGCGCTCACAGAATTCTCCCGATGAGATACATGCAAGCGGCAATACCGTGTGCGGCCCACCATTCCATCTGCCGAACGGTGATGCGTCGGCTTCCCAGCACAATCGACAGCGCAGCAACGAGAAATGTGAGCAGGCATACGCGTGTCATGCCGCCGCCTTCGTGAGGGACGCCGGCGCTGCCGATGGCTTGTGTTCATCGCAGTAGTCGCGCCCTTCGTGGGTCCAATGCGCCTTCACGCGCGGGCCCAAGCGACGGCACACGCAGCAGTAGCGCCAGCCACCGCCCTTCACCATGTCTTTGGTAATCCGTTTCATGCCGCCTCCCGTTCGTCATCGAAGTCCTTCAAATTCATCGACGTCTGAAACACGCGTCCACGCTTGCCCTCTGGAACCCGAGAAAGACCGAGCGCTGTCGAAAACGGATTGATGCTCTTCACGAGCTCGCCCTGCTGCAATTTCATTTCGCGCTGTCGCTGGTGGTAGCGTCGGCTAATCTGAATGGGTGTAAGGCGTGGCGGCCGAGGAGCGCTTTCGCCCCCACCCACCGCCCACACCTTTGACTTGGCCCTGCCGGATGGCTTGTAGTCGACGACGTGGAACTTCGATCCGCAGTTGAAGCGCAGCACCTCCATCACGGTGCGACACGCGATCCGTGTCTCCCCGGCAATCTCGTCTGCCGTCAACGGACCTTTCTTCTCAAGAAGACGGCGGATCAGCACAATCGATACGGACTCGGCGCGCGAAGGTCCGCATGGACGGCGGCCAAACTTGTACAGCGCCGCGCTTCGGACTGCCTCCCATGTGCGTCCAGGGAACAGATGCATCAGCTCTTTGTATGACTTCTCGCTGGCCCATGCTTCCCAGAGAAGCCCCAGATCCTTACCGCTCCACGGTTTATCAGGCACGCTTTTCATCACTCGATCTCCTCAAGCCAAAACCACGATCTCAGAGAAGAAATTGAACGAACCGTCGAAGCTGCGACACCGAATCGAGGGCCAATCGAATAGCTGGATTCGCCGCTCTTCAGCGCTTTCCGAATCTCGATCACTTGAGCCTCCGTCAATCGAACTCGACCAAAGCGCTCCCCACGATTCGACGTTCCATGCATCACCTTGTCAGCTTCGTTTTCCGCCTTCGTCGCCCACCGAAGGTTTTTGTAGAGGTTATTGAGACAGTCGCCGTCGTTGTGCGCGGCTTCGTGCATAGGGGTTGGTGCTGGTCCATGAAACGCCTCGGCAACAAGTCGAGATACGTGACATGCCCGCTTCTTGCCGCCACCTCGCATTACGATCATCAGGCGTCCGTTTTCAGAGAGGTATGGCTTCCTCAATCCGATGTGGCCTAACCGCTTAACCACACGCTTGATGCCCCCGAACTCGCTGATCTCGTACTCAGGCCAGCTTGGGCAGGATCTCCACTCCATTACTCAATCTCCTTTGCAATGGCGTAGTGCAGAATTGCCAAACTATCGGCAGCGTTGTCGTCCACCACCTTGAAGCCGCGGCGCCGGGCTTCGTCCACCATCGCGTCCTTGTTGCAGTTGCCGCGACCCGTCCAGCTCTTCTTCACAGAGGTCACGCTGACCGGCTCGAGGCGGATACGGTTGATGTCGCAGAAGACCTCGAGGCAGGCGAGGAACCCGCCGTATACATGCGCGGCAACAACGTTCGGATGCTCACGCGTGCCGTGCGCCATCACGTTTTCGTAGTAAGCGACGTGGAATTCGCCACCGACTTCCCGCTTCAGCGATGACAGGTGCGCAGAAAAACGAAGCCAGCGTTGCCCAGCTGCGTCGGTCTTGCGCGGATGGAAGCTGATAGATCCATGCCGCACGCGCCCGTTTGCATCGCGCGTCGACCAGCCGAGCTGAGTGCCCAGATCGAGAGCGAGAATGCAGAGTGTGTCCTGCGCTACTTCGACGGTCGGTACATCGAATTCGGTTACGAGATCATTCATTCGTCAAATCCTCTTGATGCCCGAGGTTTCGTGCGCGGCGTCGGGATGTAACCGCCGGAGAGATTGCCGAACTTCGCCTGCTCGGCAATGAATTCGAGATGCGCGGTGCCGAGCGCGCCGTTGCGCTGCTTCGCGACGATCGCCTCGGCTACGCCCTTGTCCGACGTGTCTTCGTGGTAAACCTCGTCGCGGTACAGCAAGACGATGATGTCAGCGTCCTGCTCGATCGTTCCGGAGTCGCGCAGGTCCGAAACCATCGGCCGCTTGTTGGGACGCTCTTCGAGTTTTCGGTTCAGTTGCGATAGCAGCATCACCGGCACGCCGAGTTGCTTGGCGAGCAACTTCAGCCCGCGAGTCACGGCACCGATTTTCAGGTCGTGTCGCTCTTCGCTGCCGAGCTGGATCAGCTGCAGGTAGTCGATGACTACCAATCCCAAACCGTGTCGCCGCTTGATTGCTCGGCTTCGGCTAACGATGTCCCCGAGGGAAACGTAACCAGATTCGTCGACGAAGATCTGCGTCTCGGTCATGTGCTGAACGGCGCTCGTCAGATACGGCCAATCAGCATCATCGAGCTTCGAGCCATCGCGCAGCTTCGAGATCGGAAGGCCCGACAGCCGAGCGAGCGTACGCATGTTCAGTTGCTCGGTCGGCATCTCGAGCGAGAACACTGCCACGGGCAGACCGAGTTCTGTTCCGACGTGGTCGGCGATGCCCATCGCGAAACCCGTCTTGCCCATTGCTGGACGGCCAGCAACGACGATCAGCTCGCCACCACGCATCCCACCGTCCAAGCGCCAATCGAGCGCCTTCAGGCCGGTCGAGATCGAGGTCTTCTGCGAGTTTCCGCTGTGATACTGAGCATCGAGTTTTTCGAGATACGCCGGAAGACTCTCAGACGCTAGCTTCGGCGCATCCGACGACAGATCCGCCAACTCCTCGAGTCGGCTCTGTGCCTCGCCGATGATCTCGTCGACCTCTTTCCCGTTCCGGGTGAACGCCATCGCGCTGACTTCGTCGGCAGCCGTGATGATCCCGCGCAGCTTCCAGCGATCGATCACGATTTCCGCGTAGCGCCCGATATTTGCCGCGCTCGGCGTGTTCGAGAACAGCTTGTTCAGGTACGCCAGGCCGCCGGTCTGGTCAACACGACCGTCCGACTGAAGTCGCTCGTAGACGGTCATGACGTCTGCCGTACGCGTCGCCGCGATCAACTTCGTGATCACGTCGAAGATCACTCGGTGTTCGTAGCGGTAAAAATGTTCGGCGCGCAGGCCTCGCAACTCGTCAAACGCGTCGTTGTCGAGCATCAACGCACCGAGCACGGACTGCTCCATCTCGAGCGAATGCGGCGGGGTGCGCAGGCCTGAATCGTCGAATTCGTGGGGGGCGTTCATGCTGCGTCCCTCGTGAACTGGCCGCCTTTGACCTTCGTGTAGCCGTCACGACCGATCAGCCAATCGAAACCGCAACGCGGCGGCACGTCGACGTTTTTCGCAACCCAAGGGAAATACCGCTTCCAGAAGTCGGGGTCTTTCGTTCGGAAAGTCAGGAAATCGTCGATTGCGTTAGCACGCGCTTCGGTGAACACGGCGGTGTCGATACGGCCTAGGTTGTCTCCAAGCGAGGCGTTGTACGTCTCGATGACCGAGATCTGCTTTTCGGTGTACTCGACCACCAGTTCATCCTGCCAGCAGGCCTTGTTCAGCCAAGTGGACGCGTGCTTGATAAACCGCTTCTGCTTCCACTGCTCCGACTTCTTTGCGATATCCAGACCAGCAAGGATCTGCTCGAGCAAATCGTCATCAGGGTTGAGCGTGGTGAAAGCTTTCAGGGCGTCCTGCTTTTGCGTCTTCCTCGGGTACGCCGACCAGAAAATATCGAATCGCTCGCCAAGCGAGCGAGGGAAGGTTTTTGTCTTTTGGTAGTTGTCTTTTGAAGGGTTGTCTTTTGTGGTTACCGATTCGGTAACGGGGGGGGTTACTGATTCGGTAACCCCAGGGTTACCGATTTGGTAACCCTTTTCAGCCTCATCTGGGGTTACCGATTCGGTAACCGTAGGTGCCTGAGATTCATCCATTTTTTGGTCTGGAATATCGTTGTTTTCCGGTTGTTCGGGGGTTACCGATTTGGTAACCCTAGGGGTTACTGATTCGGTAACCCCAACCCACGACTTGTAGTGCTTGTTGATCCCCAGTCGATGACCGAATTTGCCCACTTCACGCGTGATTACCCGGCGCGCTTCAAGATCGCGAACCGCAACACTGACGTGAGGTTTGGCAATGCCAGTCATCTCTGAGAGCTGGGACAATCCAATGTCATCCTGCTTCTTGTTGAAGCCGTAAGTCTTGCGGATCACGGCCATAACAACGGCCCACTGACGCGCGTTAAGACCGGCCAACAGCAACGCATCAAGCAGTTCATTCGCGAGACGCGTGTAGCCGTTCTCGAGCTGCGGTGATTCGTCTTGCACACAGCCGCCCTTATTCGTCGAAACCGCGACACACCGTCGATCTCGTTAGTCCGCGTTCTTTTTCCATCCGCTCGATCTGAGCCTTCGAGCGATGCGCAATCTCGTCTTTCATCGAGCACCACAGTCGCGCGCGTTCGACGAGATCGGACGACAAAACCATCTGGGCGCCGAGCTGCTCGATACGGGCCTCGCGCGCTGCGTCTTCTGTTGACTGATCGGGTGCGTTCATGCCGCCCTCTGTGCAATGACTTCTTCCATGATCGTTAGCTTCGACTGGCGGTTGAGCCACTGCTGGACTCCCCAGTTACCAACCGTTGCCGCCCAGGCGTTCAGACACTTTGCGGGCAGATCACGACGCGACGGCTTGTCATCTGCCTGCAAATAGTCCGAGACGTGCGACGCATAGCAGCCGATCATCTCGGCCAGCGTCTGGCGCGTCATCGCCTTGCTTCGGCGATTGGCCCACGACACGCGAACGATCTCGCGATACGTCGAACACTTCGCCACCTCGGCATCCGGCAAAAACGCCGGCGCGAGCACTACCCCGCCCACTAACCCCAACTCGTTCATTTCTTTCACCTTTTAGAAATTTTTCATCGCCTAACCGGTTGAATCACCGGTTGGGTTCGGCGCCAAATAAAGGCGTCACGAAGACGCCCCGGAACCAACGATGCTTGCCACCAGACAACCGCAAAAGCGACTGCCTCACCCAATAAAAAAGCCCGGGCCCGAAGGCACCGGGCAGACCTACACACGCGGGGGTAAAGGCGTGCTAGGAGACCACCGTTCCAACTGCAATTCGTTTCTAAGTCACCTTCTCTCCAGATGCGCGAACAAAAGCCCAGTCAACGCGATCGTTGAGCTCTTCGCAGCGGACTTCGCCGCCCGTGAGTTCCTCGATCTTCGGGCACTGTTCCGCAGCAACCGGACGTTTGCCGGTTAGCCACTGGTAGACCAAGCCCTGCGACACGCCAAGTTGCGCGGCAAATGTCGTCTGACTGATCTTGTGTTTGGAGAGGTAATCGGAGAGCTTCATGGACCAAATACTAGCACCGCTAGTTCTAATGTCAAGAGCGCCGCTCGTTGAGGTATCCAATAGCATCGCTACACTGGAATCCATGACGAAAGCAGCGACCAGCACAGATGACCAGCAAGCGGCCGAGGCGCGCCGCCTGGCGGAGCTTTACAAAGAGAAAAGCGGGGGTTTGACGCAGGAAGAGTTTGGTTCGAGATACAACATCGGCACGCAAGGGATGATGTGGCAGCTACTCAACGGTCGACGTCCACTGAGCCTGAAGTCGGCCATAGGTTTTGCGCGTGGACTTAACGTGCCGCTCGACGAGATCAGCCCGGCTATCGCTGCCGAAGTGAAAGAGGCCGCGAAGTTCATTCCGGATCTGATGATTACGCGGTCTGACGGGACGATCGCTATCGTCGAGATCAAAAAGCAAGAGTACGATCCAGAGCTCGCGGAGAGGCAAATAAAGCGCTACGAAGAAAAACTGGGGCAACCTATTACGCGGCTCCCGGTATATGTCGTGGACGCGCAGAACGCGATCGCCGAAGCGTATAAGGCCGACGCGCCTCGCGAGGTATTCGACGCAGTCAGAATCCTGCTATCCCAGCACCAAAAACATGTAGAAAGTGGCACTATTACCGCTCACCAGAAAGACGAGACGGTAAAGAAGCCCGCAGCCTCGATGCAAAGCATCGCGGAAGACGCCGACAGAGCGATTCGGGACGGAGAGAACCGCCTCGCCACACGTACCGAGGACACACGTGCGGCGCGAAAGACCGGGGTTCGAAGATCGAAAGGTGTTCGACATTGACGAGTATCGAAAGCGAAAAAGTCGAGCGTCCACCGATTACGGGGCCAAGATGGCAAAGCGAGACCCAGAAGGGTTTGACGGGCAAAGTACCGTCTACCGTGGGAACCTGTACGTCCACATCGACGACGACGGAAAGGTGGACTACGACATTGTGAAGGCAACGCGCCAGGACGCGCCCGCGCTTGTAATGGCGTGCCTGATCATGGCCATGAAGCTCACGCAGCTCATCGGCGAAGAACATCCCTGATATTTCTTCAGAAAAGACAGATCCGCTTCGGCGGATTTTTTTTCGCCCATCTGACTAGCACTGCTCTTGACAATCAAAATAGCGGTGCTATTCTTCACTCCAACGCAGCACACAACACGGCAGTCATCGGGAGATCGCCATGAATCGCAGCTACTCGTACTACTGGAACGGAAACGAAGTCTCGCGCGCTCAAGCCAGCTTGCTGATGGCTCGCGCCGCATATCAGCAAGGCTACGAGACCGAGAACTGGGAGCCGTCGTTCCGCAGCCCCAGCACCGAAGAGTGCCGCGACTTTCTCTTCGACATCAGCAACTGCCAGCTGGAAATCGTCGCTCACTAAAGCGGACGGCCGCCGTTGCGCGGCCTTTATCCAAAACCTCGGAGACAACCATGTCCCAGATCAACGAAGCACTGCAGTTTTCGATTCCTGAACTCAACGAAGGCGAGGTCTACGCCGGCATCCTGCTCGGGAAGAACGGCGCGGCGCATCAACACGTGATCCTTCTGCCCGGCGATATCGAAGACGGCAAGTGGAGCAACGCAAAGGAATGGGCGCAATCGATCGATGGAGAGTTGCCGACGCGCCGTGAGCAGTCGCTGCTGTTCGCTAACTGCGGTGAAGAGTTCAAGCGCGACTGGTACTGGTCGGGACAGGAGCACGAATCGGACAGCGCCTACGCCTGGTACCAGTACTTCGGCTACGGCGACCAGAGCTACTACCGCAAGGCCAGCTACCACTGTCGTGCGCGTGCCGTCCGCAGATTGCCCATTCAGTAATTCAGTTATTTCCTTCGGCTTTCATCGGGAGTTAGCCATGACCACAGGACGCGTAATCGACGAAGACGGACACGAAGCAGAAGGTGTGCTCCGCGCGAACGGAATCGTTAGTTTCACCATCGGCCGCCTGACGCGCCACGTCAGCATCGATGACTTCGCAGAGTTGGGTTTCGTGTGGAAGGCGAACCGCTCGGACGACGAGTCGCCCGCTACGTATCGCGAGCCCGTCGACAGTCCGCGCGTTTTCCGCGTGACCGGCGAAGGTGTGGCATGAGCCCGCTTCTCGTCCCGGTGATCGCTGTCTTTGTGGTCCTTGGCGTCGCGTTGGTTGTGGAGACGGTGGGCCTCATTCGAGTGGGGAAGTAATGAACACGATTCTTAGCAGTAGCGTTGAAGAACGCGTCAAGGCAGTTGTGGCAGAGCAAATGTGCGTGAGCATTTCGGACGTTTCGTCCGAGGCGCATCTGACGGCGGATTTCAACGCGGATTCACTCGACCTGATCGAAATGATCATGGCGATCGAAGACGAATTCGGCATCGAAATCACTGACGAAGAATCCGAGAAGCTCTCGACGGTCCAGACGCTGATCGACTGTGTTCAAAGAAAGGTTTGAAAAAACCCCGTAGGGGAGGACGGCGTGGCTTGCGACAAGTTCGCGTTGCCCGAGGATCACCCACAAACAGATGACGGGCCCTCAAACAGTCGTGACAGGTCGGAGAGACGGCCACTGAATTCCGGGCAGCGCTGGCATGCCGTAGGGGGAATCAAATCCCGTGAATGCATGCTCACCATTCAGGACAAGGTGTGGAACCCGAGGACACCCCGGAAAGACGGGGACTTTCAGAAGTGAGCGGTTGGCGGCACCGGTTGGGCTCCGGTGCACAGATATCCCCCTGAACGTCTACGGCAGACACGTGCGCCTTACGCGAACACTGACCGTTCACTCCTGAAGGTCGAAAGACCTTTCAAAGCCAGCGCGGCTCTAACAGCGCCATCTTGGGTGGGATGCCCTTGGTACTACTGCCGCGCCAGGCGTGACCGGAATAGGCGTGCTGTTTCCGGCAGAGGGGTGAAAAGTCCCTGATGCAAGTTGGCCCGAGGCGTTCCGCCGAGACAACCGACCTCTGCGAGGCGAATGCCCATACCGGTGGAAGGCCGGCCAAATTATCAGGAGTCCCATCATGCGCTACGTCGATAACCATTCCTCTCACGATGACTGGCTCACTCGCGGTTCTGAGCCGGCCGAGGATTCTGAAACGGACACGTACGAAGACTTCCTCAATCGCCGGTTAAAGGGTGAAGCTGATCTCGACTTCACGGTTCCGTACTCCCACTCACAGGTGTTGCAATGAACTGGTTCGCAATCTGGTTGATCGTCGCCTCGATGTCGCTCCTGTTCATTCGCGGCGCCACGCGTAGCGAAGGGGTTAAGGAGTGAGGCGCTACCTCGTCCATCGTCTTGCCGGCCGTCTGGCGAGATTCGTTCGTGGTGAAGACCGTGAGCCGGTGCACCAGTGGACGGAGTCTGAGCTGCGCCAGCTGGATCACGCGTACGGCGTGCTGGTTGGTCTGACGCTGGCGGCGATCGTCGCGATCTTGCTTCTGCTGATCAACAAGCCTGTCTGTTTTTGACGGCCGCGCGACCGACTCGCGCATCTACCTGAGGAAAGTGGAAATGAAAAAAGCAATCGCTATGGCGGTACTCGCAGTTGCAATGAGCGCCGCACACGCGGGCGGATCCGACAGCAGCTTCAACGTCGGTGGGGGCTTCAGCAGCTCGGTGACGTTGTCGGGCGGATCGATGGCCGAGTCTGGCCAAAACGGCAACGGTTCGTCGTCGCAGTACAGCACGTCGAGCGCATACGGAGTCGCAGCGGGCGGCACGGCTATGGGCGTTGGTGTCCTGCCGGCCGGCTTCGCGGTCGCGGGTCTGGGCGGCAGTGTCAGCGGCGCTTACGGCACCAGCGGCACGTACAGCTATTCGAGCGGATCGACGACGGGCAGCGGCTACGGCGATTCGAAGGGCGGTGCCGGCGTCGACTATTCGTCGTCTGGCTGGAGCGGTCTGTCGGGTTCGTACTCGTACTGATCAGAAAAACAAAAGGCCTCAGCTGCGGGAACAGCCGAGGCCTCACTACCACACACCTGAGGGGTGGCCATGAACAAGTTCACAGCGGTTCTGATTCTAGCACTCAGTGCGTCGGGATACGCACACGCTCAATCGACGACGGCGAACGCATCGCAACAGTCTTCGTCGAGCTCGACGGCACAAGGTTCGATCCAGTTCAGCCAGACGCCCGAGCACACCACGGAGACGATTCGTAACGTGAGCGCGCCCGTCCTCGGTGCGTACGCGTCGAGCTTCTCGCAGATGAACTGCGGACAGACGGTTCAATTCGGCGGCGCGATCGCTGGCGTGTCGTTGGTCGGTGGCGCTTCACACAGCCTGCAGGACTGCAAGCTCGAAGTTGCGGCAGCAGAGACCGTTCGCCAGTCGACGGTGACGGAAGACGCAACCGTGAAGGCCAATCTTCAGAAGGCCGCTGTTCTGATCCGTTGTCAGGTGAGCAAAGAGGTCTATGACGCATACCGCGCGGCGGGCTTCGACTGCTCACTCAAGCCGGCAGAACTGGAATCCCGCACAGACACGCAGCCAGCGAACTATCGCGTCGCTGGCAACTGAACGGAGGCGGACATGCTGAAGGATCGCGTCATTGACCTGAAGTACGAAATGCTGCTCGAACGCACGAAGCGCCGTCAGGCTGCGGCTAAGGCAGAACTGGTGCGTCGCGGCGTTGAGCCGCGCGTCCGGATCGGTGGTGCATGGGTTCCGCCGAACGTCGCGCGCGTCTTCGTCCACACGAACGTGAGAGGTCTGGCGTGAACGTAGTCAAACGCACTGACGAAGCTCCAGGGGAACACATCGTCTGCGATAGCTGCGAGAAAGACGCAGTGATCGTCCAGCGCGATTTCGGAATCGGCCGCAACGAGTACTGGGGCAACAAGAGCGTGCACGTCGATTACCGAAACTGCTGCAGCGAATGCGTCGATGAGGTGTGCTGACATGGCCGAGATCACTTTGAAGCCGTGCCCGATCTGCATGCTGGCTCCTGATCGGTTCTTCGTTGAGCGAGACCATATCGAGGTCATTGCCTGTCGAAAAGGATGCAAGCCGCGAGTTTTCGGTTTTGTCGTGCACATCACTTCCGTGCAGATCGAGGGACTTGGCTGGGCGGACCTAGGCGATGTCTGGAACACGATCCGGATTGAGATCGGCTCCGACGAGCAGCGGCATATCGTTTTCGACAGGTACCCGCCCGGGATGAAACCTCAAGAAATTGTTGGCCAGTTTCTCGCATGGTCGCCTCAAATCTCGGCCCGAAAGGCGAGAGAGCTCGCCATCTTCGGTAAAGCGAAAGGAGCATGACGTGATCCGAGCTTTCGATCGCTTCTACGAAAAGCATCCGCGCATCTGCTTCGGATTGGTCCTGATCGCATGCTTCGCCGTTCTTTACATCGCAAGTGAAGTCGATCGTGACAACGATTCGGCGCTGCGACTGCAATTTCTCTCTTCACACAGGAGCGCAACATGAGTGACAAGCCTCAAATCAGCCGTGCACCGATCGCACTGTCGACGGTGGAATCGTCTCAGATCCACGCAATCGGCCACGACCCGGCGACGAATACGCTCGCGGTCCAATTCAAGGACAAGGAGGGCGGACCGGGTTCGCTGTACCACTACTCGAATTTCGATGCAGAGGAGTTCGAGCATTTCAAGGGCGCTGAGTCGATCGGTAGCCACTTCTACAAGAACATCAAACCGAATGCGACTACGTACCCGTACGCGCGCATCGAAACGGATCCGGAGCAAGCATGACGAACGCAACTATGGCCGACGTCATCGACGTCGAATCCGCCGAAGCGCCGTCGGCCAAGTTGCCGGCGGTGCAGCAAGAACAGCCAGTTGCCCAGACGGCCGTCAGTGTGACGACGCCTGGCGACTTGCTGAGACTGGCCGTCCAGAAAGGCGCCGACATCGGCATGCTCGAGCGCCTGCTTGATCTGCAGCAGCGTTTCGAAGAGCGCGAAGCGGCCAAAGCTTTCGTAGCAGCCATGTCTGCCTTCAAGCGCGAGCCGATCGAGATCTACAAGCGCAAGGGTGTCGGATATCACACGAAGGAAGGTGATTTCGTTGGTTACAAGCACGCGCAGCTGTCGGACGTAACCGATGCGATCGCGCCGGCGATGGCCCGTCACGGATTGTCGTTCGGCTGGGACGTTCAGCAGCAAAGCAACCAGATCACGGTCCACTGCGTTGTCACACACCAACTTGGTCATTCGAAGACGGTGACTATGGTCGGAGCGCCTGACACCAGCGGTAAGAAGAATGCCATTCAGCAGGTCGCGAGCACCGTTACATATCTGCAGCGATACACATTGCTCGCCGTGACTGGTATGTCGACGAAAGACGAAGACGACGACGGACAGGGCAGCAGCGATGCCGATCAGCAGCAAGGTCAACAGCAACAGCCGGCTCAGCAGACGCGTGCCGGCGAATCGAACGACAAGCCAATCTATAGCGACGAGAAATTCAACGCCAACAAAGGCGACTGGAAGATCGTCGTGACAACCGGCCGCAAGACGCCCGAAAAAATGATCTCGTTCATCGAAACGCGCGGCTCTGCGCTGACCGATGCGCAGAAGAAGGAAATCCGTTCGTGGGCTAACGCCGACGGAAATCAGGGAGCGCAATAACCATGCACACGCACGATCTCATTCAAGGTAGCGACGAATGGATGGAATTCCGACTCCACCACTTCGGCGCATCGGAAGCCGCCGCAATGCTCGGCATCTCGAAGAACGTGAAGCGCAACGAGCTGCTTCACATGAAGCACACTGGCACGGCGAAGGAATACAGCGACTGGTTTCAGGAGCACGTGCTCGATCGCGGTCACGAACTGGAGGCGCTCGCCCGTCCGTTTGCCGAAGAAATTATCGGTGACGATCTCTATCCGGTCACCTGTTCTGACGACGTGCTCTCGGCATCGTGCGACGGCCTGACGCTCGACGAAGACACGACGTGGGAACACAAGCAATACAACGAGGCATTGTTCGCGTCGATCAAGCAACGCGTGCTGCCCGAAGAGCACATGCCTCAGGCCCAACAGATCCTGATGGTGACGGGCGCTCGTCGACTGATGTTCTCGTGCTCTGACGGCACGCGTGATGGCATGGTTTCCATGTGGATCAAGCCGGACCCGACATGGTTCGAACGGCTACGCGCCGGTTGGGCACAGTTCGAAAAGGATCTTGCCTCTTATGAGCCGCGGAGCATCAGGGAAAAGCCGCAAGCCGACGTGATCATGGGCTTGCCGACGCTCGCCGTGCAGATCGAAGGCAAGGTCGTCACCAGCAACCTGCCGCGCTTCAAGCAGGCTGCAGAGTCGTTCATCGCAAACATCAAGACGGAACTGAAGACCGACGAAGATTTCGCAAACGCGGAAGAGACGGTCAAGTTTTGCGAGAAGGCGGAAAAGGAGCTCGAAGTTGCGAAGAGCGCGGCCATCGCGCAGACGGCTACGATCGACGACATGATGCGCACGATCGATAGCATTAAGGAGCAGCTGCGTCGCAAGCGCCTCGACCTCGACAAGCTGGTCAAGACCCGCAAGGAAGAGATCAAGACCGGGATCATCGCCGACGGCCGCAAGCTCTTTGCTGACCATGTCGCCGCGCTCAATGCCGAACTGAACATGGTGCGGCTCGATGTTGCCGCTCCCGACTTCATCAGTGCCGCAAAGAACAAGCGCACGCTGGCCAGTCTGCACGAAGCGATCGACACGGCCGTCGCAAATGGAAAGATCGACGCCGACGCGGCCGCGCGCGAACTGCGCTCGAAGCTTGACTGGTATCGCCCCAAGGATGAGGAATACGGCTTCCTGTTCCGCGACCTGCAGACGGTTATCCAGAAACCGGCCGAGGACTTCAAGCTGCTCGTGTCGACACGTATCGACCAGCACAAGAAGGTCGAGGCGGAACGTCTGGAACTGGCTCAACGCCAGCGAGCAGAAGCGGCCGAGCGCGCTGCGACCACTGAAGATCCGGGAAAGGCTGGTGGGACCGCAGAGGCGGCGGCTACTCCTACCTCGACATCTGCCGCCCCGGTTGCCGCTGCCGCAGGCACTGGTAAGCCCGTACCGCGTGGTGGTAGCCGACGCATCGTCCGCCCGACGGCCGCGCAAATCGCCCAACTCGTCGCTAATTCATACGGCGTAGGCGAAGCCGTAGCGGCCAAGTGGCTCATCGAAATCAACTTCGAAGCGGAACTGACCAATCCGCCACTTTCATTGGCGTAACTCATCCGATCCACGAAGGAGAAACGAATGTTCGAGTACGAGCGACAGTTGACGCGCATCAGTCACATCAACGTCGGCCAGGAAAAGCACGGCAATCAGGACGTCAATGCGATGGACATCGATCTTCGCTACACCACCAGCAATCAGGTGCTGGCGATGTTCGCGCCGACGCTGAAATCGACACTGTTCGAAAAGGAAGACAGCCCGCAACAGGAGGTCAACCCCGACGCCGAGCACATGACGGTGGTCAGGCATCCGAAGATGGGCCCGATCAAGTGGGACGACACGTACGAGAACGCGAGCGTCACAGTGCACATCGGCGCGAGCGGCAAGGCCGACATCACTTTCGGCGACTGCAAGGTACGCAAGTTCGTTATCGAACCCAAGCAGGGTGGCACCGTCGTTGTCTCGTATCAGGTGCGCTGTCATCCGAGCGACGAACAGATCGGGAAGATCGCAGGCAAGCTGAATCAGGAAGTCTTCGTGACTCTCGATCCTGAAGCAGAAGGCGGAAGTGACGATGAAGCACCTGACACCGGCAAGGGCGCGAACGAGATCGCCGATCGGCTGAAGAAGGCGCGCGGTCGCAAGAAGCAGACCGAGCTGATCGACTAACCAGTTTCGGGGAAAGCCGCCTGCCGACAGGATGAAGCTGTCCCGATCAGCGTGAATCTCCAACCGGCCCGGTGAGTACCCGACCCATCTGAATGTCCCTTGGAGGAATTGTGAGAGCGGACATCGAGAAGTACCTCGGCACCGTCCCCGAGGCAACCGCCAAGGTCATAGCGGACAAGATCGGCGTCGACCGTCTGCACGTCGCGCGCGAGCTCAACACGATGGTGAGCTCTGGAATTGTCGAGCGTCGGATGCAGGCCGGTAAGTCGAAGGTGGCCAGTGAATACGTCTACTGGCTTTCTTCAAGCAAGGCAGGTGGTGTCGAGATGCACCCGACACGGATACCAGCAAGCGCAACTTTCATTCAGAAAACCATGAACACGAACGAATGCTCGACTAGCAGTGCCGAACTCCTTCGCGTGGAAGCACTCCGGGAACAGAACGTCGCTTTGCAGGATCAGCTGAGCATCGTGCGTGAAGCGCTGGAATCGGAGAAGGAAGCGCATGCCCGGACTCGCTCGGAGCAAAGCTCAGGCGACGCAGGCGCAACCGCGATGATTCGTGCCGAGCTCGATCGTGAGAAGGAAGCGCACGCGATCAACGTCAAGGAATTGAACAAGGTGATCGAAAAACTCGACGCGTCTGAGAAAGAAGCGAAGACATTGCGCGCCCGGTGTGCATCACTTCAGACGCAGCTTGACCAGTACGACGAGCGTCGTCGTTTCGAGACATGGTTTGGCGCGCGTCCCGAGAATTCCGGACAGCCCAGCATCGTGCGTGAAGCGATGTGGGAGTCGTGGCTCGAGCGTTCGAAGATGGTCGAGGTGGCCGCGTGACGACGAGCGAACCGATCTACGTCGCATTGAAGCGTCTTGAGCTCGCCGATCTTGATCCATCCGATCGCGAGGATCTGGCGCCAGCTTTCAACGCACTTCACGGTGGACAGGCCATCGCCCTGCCCGACCACATTGTTGAACGAATCCGCGCGCTCGACGCGCAATTGAGTACGGAATCGAGCTAACGCTCGAAGACGTGCGCGTGCTTGGCCCGGCCCTGTGCCGGGCGCTTTTTGAAAAATTCCGAGGAGCATTCATGCAACAGCTTTCGATTCCCCCGCTCGCAGAAGGCGAGATCTACGTCGGTGCCGTCGGCGACAAGAACGGCGACTTCTATCACGTGGTCCTCCTGCCCGGCGACAACGAAGAAGCATCGTGGGCCAAGCAGCTCGAATGGGCGAAGAGCATCGGCGGCGATCTTCCGAACCGCGTCGAGCAGGCTATGTTGTGGGAGAACCACCGTGATCAGTTCAAGGAAGACTGGTACTGGAGCAATGAGTCCTACCACCGCAATGACGCCTACGCCTGGTTCCAGGGCTTCGACGACGGCTACCAGAACTACGACCGCAAGGTCAGCAACGACTGTCGTGCGCGTGCCGTCCGCAGATTGTCGATTTAATCATTCATCCATTTTCGAGGAGCGTCAGCAATGACCATCACGCTTGAAGCCATTGAGGCCAAGCAGTCCGAGATCAGCGCGCTGATCGAGGGCTTCAAGAAACAGTCGACCAGCACAACGGTCGAGATCGCGGCATCGACCATCACGCTTGCGCCGGGCGAGCGGTACGCGGGTCTCGTACTCGACGAAGACGGCACGCCGTCGCACCACCTCATCCTGCTGCCCAGCGATGCCGACGGCTCAAGCTGGGGCGACGCTACCGCGTGGGCAGATAAGCAAGGTGGTGGATTGCCGACGCGTCGCGAGCAGTCATTGCTGTTCGCCAACCTGAAAGGCGAGTTTCAATCGGCTTACTACTGGTCGAACGAGACGCACGAGTCGGACAGCGCCTACGCCTGGTACCAGGGCTTCGACGGCGGCAGCCAGCACTTCAACCACAAGGACGACACCAACTGTCGTGCGCGTGCCGTCCGCAGATTGGTCATTGAGTAATTTAGTGATTTGAACCAGCATGGCCACACATAACCAACTCCCGATCTACAAAGTCGCCTACGACTTGCTCGACGTCACGACGAGTCTGGTCAAGAACATGCAGCGCGATTTTAAGCGTTCGATCGGTGACAAGATCACCACCGAGTGCATTGAGATCACGGTGCTGATCTTCCGCGCGAACGTTTCTCAGGAAAAGGCGGCTCACCTGCTAGAGCTTCTCGAACGTCTGCAGGTTGCCGAGCTGATGATCCGACTTGCAAGAGACAAACATCTGATCTCGCCAGTCGGATACGCGAACGCGATCGAACTGACAACAAGCATCGGGAAGCAGGCCAATGGGTGGCGTAAATCCGCAGTGCGCCCGATTCATGGAGGTCAAGGCCGCCATGACTGAGCGCCAATCTAATCTGGTCGTGCCGCTGGCTCACGAGGCCAACGCCATGCGCATTGCAGAAACGGACCGCCGGCGTGCGGCACCGTCTGGCGCAGTTTCCCGTCTGAGCACTCGGTCGGGCGACGTAAAAAGCACGATGGGTACGCCTACGCCTGGTACCAGAACTTCAACAACGGCAACCAGAACTACAACCACAAGGACAACAACAACTGTCGTGCGCGTGCCGTCCGCAGATACATCGGATCAAGCTGGTTTCACCTTCTCGGAACTCGTCCACGCCTACTTTGCTTGTAGGCGGACAAAACGGAATAGCTCGAGCGCGCTCGCGTTCGAGGAGCGCCTCGAGCACAACCTTCGCGAACTGTTCGACGAGCTGCAGGCTGGCGCATATCAGCCCCGCCGTTCAATCTGTTTCGTCATCACCAGGCCTAAGCCGCGCGAAGTATGGGCGGCTGACTTCCGCGATCGTATCGTGCATCACCTGCTGTACAACCGTATCGGTCCACGTTTCGAAAACTCGTTCATCGCGGACAGCTGCGCGTGCATAGTCGGGCGTGGCACTCTGTACGCCGCGCAGCGTCTCGAAGCGAAGGTGCGCAGCATTACGCAAAACTGGAGCCGTCGAGCGTTCTACCTGAAGTGCGATCTGGCGAACTTCTTCGTCAGCATCGACAAGCTAATACTTCGCGAGCTGCTCGCCGAGAAGATTGGCGAGCCGTGGTGGATGTCGCTGGCCGAGACCGTGCTCATGCACGATCCGCGCGACGACTTCGAGCTGCGCGGCGATCCGCAACTGATCGACCTGGTGCCGCCGCACAAGCGGCTGATGAACCAGCCGGCGCACCTCGGTCTGCCGATCGGAAATCTGTCGTCGCAGTTCTTCGCGAACGTCTATCTGAACGTGTTGGATCAACGCGCGAAACACCAACTGCGCGCGCGACACTATATCCGCTACGTCGATGACTTTCTGTTTTTGCATGATTCGCCCGACTGGCTCAACGGCGTACTGCGTGACGTCGAAGCGTTTCTGCCCGCTCGGCTGGCCGTACAGCTGAATCCGCGCAAAACCATCCTGCAGCCAATTGATACGGGTGTCGACTTCGTCGGTCACGTGATCAAGCCGTGGCGTCGTTCAACCCGTCGACGCACGTTCAACGAGGCTTTGACTCGTGTTGCCACTGCGCCAGAAGCTGATGTCCACCAGATGGCAAACAGCTACTTCGGATTGCTGCGTCAGTCGACCGCCAGCCATCGTGACCGCGCCAATCTCGCAAATATCGTAAGGAGCCGGGGACACGCGGTCGACAAGTCATTCACCAAGACCTACAGGGGATACGCGAAATGAACCGACTCACCGCTGCCCAAGCACGGGACATCGCCGGTCCGACAGCCGAAGAACGACTTGAACTTCGCCTCGGTGAAGCGCTTAACGCTGTCCGTGAAGCTGCTGAAAAGAAGAAGCGCGAAATCGCATTGCGCGGCGATTTCTGGACGCATGGTGGCTACGGCCAGACAGCGGATTGGATTGCCGCTTGCAACGCTCTACGCAATCTCGGCTACGAAGTGGACTTCTTCTACGAGGAACGCCAGTTCGTGAACATGTACACGATCGTAAGGTGGTAACCATGGAAGCGACCAAGATCATGCCCGTCGAGCAATGTGGCGCCGTGGGCAAGTGCCAGTCGAGTCCCGCTGGTTACTCTCATATGCTTCAGTCTCGCTACAGCTACTCGGAACCGTCGCCCAATGTAGTGGCGAAATATGCGATGCAGCAGCTCGAGCAAGCACGTCAGAAGGACGTCGAGATGCACGAGAAGAACGTGCCCGCGATCGAGACGAACAAGGCGATCACGGAGCGCGTGAAGGCCTTCATGGCAGAGATCGGCATGCCGAATAGCCACAGCGAGCGCGATACGAAATCCCGCGCGCGGTACCCGAAAAGCCTAACGATCCAGTCCGGATGGATTGGTGACGTGGCCCGACACATCAAAACATCAGACGGTTTTGAGTACGCCACGTCGACATATGAACGCTTGAAGCGCGACTACGAGTCCTATGCAGAGCGCGCCGAGCAGGAGGCTGAGCAGAAGCGCACGGAGCTCGAACGCAAGGCCGAAGCCGAGAAGCAAGCGCGCCGCGCGAACGTTGAACTGGCTCGCATCGTGCTGCGATATGAACTGCCAGAGGACTCGGACTGGCGGGATGTTCTCGATGCACTGTGCGAAAAAGATCAACGCATCGATCTGGCGCTGGCAATGATGGATGTGCGAGCCGATTGGAACGAGGGTGCATATCCAGTCCGCAACGCGATCGATCGATTCACCATCGAAACCGACGAGGACAAGGCGATCGCGAACGACATTCTCGCTTGTCTCCACGACTTCGAAGACGGTCGGGTGTTTCGTGACGCCACGTGGAATTATGACCACCTCATCGCGAGTGTCACGGACCAGCAACTGGCGCAGGATGCCAGGGCCGCGTACGAGCAAGTTCACAAGGACCGATAGCGTGACCGCGATCATCAGCGAATGCGGCACCTACCGATATCGCCTCGAGCGCGAACTGCAGCTCGTCGGGATCGTGGTCGCGTTCTTCGGCGTCAATCCGTCCTGGGCTGATTCTGTAATTCCAGATCAGACGGACATGAAGTGGCGCGGCTTCGGGAAGCTGCTCGGCGCGCGCAAGTACATCGCAGGCAATCCATTCGCTTTCCGTGCGCGCGAGGTTCGTGATCTTGCGAAAGCGCTCGATCCGATCGGACCGTTCAACGACATGCACTTGGGCCAGATCATCGGTGATGCGGATTTGCTCGTGCCGTGCTGGGGCGATCGCGCCAAACTGCCGGCGGCTTTGCGCCCTCACCTCGATGTGCTTGCGCGACGCATTCACGGATCCGGCAAGCCGGTAAAGGTCTTCGGTTTCACGAAGAGCGGCGATCCGAAGCATCCGCTGATGCTGGGCTATGACACGGAATTGATGCCATGGGCAGCGTAAGCGATCGAGAATTTCTGATCCATCTGGCCAAAGTCCACCTTGCCGAGTGTTCGCGCCGCAGGCGTGTCGATTCATGGTCGAACTTCTACTGGGTCGTATTCGGATGGGCGCAGAACGCACGCCGACGAGCATCTCAATCTCAGCCCGCCCAGGGCGAACTGTTCTGAGGAGCATATGGACACCGCAATCGAACTGCTGCGCGAGCTGGCTGCACTCAAACGCTATGACAAAAATGGACATCCGAACCGCAGCGAGCACATTGTCACGCTCAACACGACCACAGATCTGCTCGAGCGCATCGACGCCCTGCTTTCTGCGCCGATCGCTGTACCGATGGTGTATCCGGACGAGCTAACCGACGATCTCCGCGATGTGCTCGGATGGCCGAACTTCAAATGTGCTCCCGTCGCACATGTGCTTCGCGCCGGCGGCATGGATGTAAAGAGGAAGTCCGAAGACGAACAGGCGGTTGTTTTGCACTGGTTCATCAAACTCGTTCTCACGCGCGGTGCTGACTGGTGGCTTGGCGCGCGCGAGGAGATCGAGGCCATCCAGGAACGTCTCGGCTCTGTAGACGAGCCTACTTGCCAGTCTGACGCAGCAAAAGCGCGCCATTCCGATGGCCAAGGCTCTCAAGCTGATTGCGTCGTCGGCAGCGCGGGCAGATGAAATAGATGCCGAAATCGTCGATACCGATGGCTTCGGCCTTGAAAGGCACTTCGAAATTGCAACGAATGCAAAGCCAACCGTTGATCCATTCCCCCTCCATGACGACCTCCGCGTGGTCGCAAGGTGAGATATGAACGATAGAACAAATGACGGCGAAGTCAACGTGCCCGGTAGCTGGCAGAGGCTGACCGATGCAGAGGCAGCAGACATCGTCAAGGCCGCCAATGCTCCCGGTAGAGAAATGTTTCCGGGCGATTTTTATAACTTACTGGAATTCGAGATCGCATTCGGCACCGCAGTTCTGCGCGCCTATGAAGCTAGGCTCGTGGTGAGCAAACGCACAACGGAGAAGCAAATGCCTACCTACGACGGAGAAACGCTGCAACAACGTTATGCCAGAGAGTTGAGTTCGGACATGGGCGAATGGCGACCGATTGCGACAGCACCCAAAAATGGTGAATTCTTCGTCAAGGGGGGTGCTTTTCGACCGCCCGGCAACAATCCGCACTGGCACTATCCGCAAGGAGAAGTCAGGGTCCAACGCGTTGCAAACTATTTTTATGTGACGGATGAAAGATACAACCCTCCGCATTGCGGCTGTTTCGTTGCGCCTGACGTGCGCGGTGCTACGCATTGGAGGCCGCTGAACTCACTCTCTACAAGCGACGAGAGGGGATTGTGAAACTCGACGAACTGATTCATCGCGTCGGCGTCGACAACGTCGCCGTCCAGGTCCTGCACGAATCCATCACGAGCGCAAAGCAGCGACGTGGCTATGTCGATATCTCGTTCGGTACCGATTGCGTGTCAATGCGAGACATCGCGACCGGCGAGTGGGAAAACGTCGTGTTTGTGGTCAGCATCAGGCGCGCGGAATTTGAAGCTGCGCGGGTCGCGTCTATCGCGGCCGTCGAGAGCACCGTGGGAGATCCAAAGTGACCGTAAAAACATTCGACTGCGCGGGATGCTCGCCCTTCTGCTACGGCGGATATCACATGACCGAAGACAAAGACGGCTATGGTGATTGGGTACGCAAGGAAGACTATGACGTGGCAATTGCACGCGTCGCCGAACTGGAAGCCCGTGCATCCGAAGCGGCGGCAGGCGAGCCGGCGCCGATGCCGAACGTAGAGAGATTCAGCGAAAGCAGCGGCGAAGGCGGCGGAGTTTATCCAGATTACGACGACGGTGACTTTGTTCGATACGCAGATTTCGTCGCGTTGCATAAATCCCTCACCGCCCCTCCAGCCGCTAGCGAGCAGAAGCTGACGAATCTGCAAGCCGAGGTTGATCGCCTGAACGCGATCATCAACACGCCGCATGCTGATGACTTCCTGAAGGCCGTGAGCATTGAGGGCGAGCATCAACGTCAGCGCTGGGGTAGCGAACACGATGCGGGGAAAACACCGGCTGATTGGTTCTGGCTAGTCGGCCATCTCGGCGGAAAGGCGCTTCACGCGCACGCCGCTGGAAACGTTGAAAAGGCCGAACACCTCATCATCACGACTGCCGCCGCATGCGCAAACTGGCATCGGAACATGTTCGGCAAAACCAACATGCGCCCGGGCATCGACGGGGATGCGGCTCTCCGCGCCTCTGATAGCGCCACAGCCAGCGACAAGGAGGAAGCGTGAGCGAGAACAGCAAAATCGAGTGCGCTGCTCCCGGCGATCCCTGTATCGAATGGGGCGGTTACCGGAAGCGCGATGGATATGGGGTCGTTGGTTTCGAGGGGAAAAACAGAACAGCCCATCGTCTCGCATACTGCCAGCACAACGGCATAAGTATCGAATCGATTGTTGGGCTGGAGGTTCGTCATACTTGTGATAACCGTTCTTGCATCAATCCACGCCACCTGATTCTTGGGACGCACACCGAGAACATGAAAGACATGGTGGAGCGTCACAGGAACCCAACCGGCGAAAAACACGGCTCCTCGATACTCACGAGAAATCAAGTCGAAGAAATTCGACGCCTTTACGTCGCTAACAGCGAAACAGCCAGTTGCGCGTCTCTGGCGAGACGGTATGGCGTTCACAAGTCAACAATTTATCGGATCGTAACTGGCGATGGCTGGAAGTGACATGAAGTCGGCAGCAGAACGCATCATCGAAACTACGCGACGACACTGGGGCCTGAAATGAGCGACATACCTGTGATCGGCGAGCGCGCCATGACGCTCCGTGAGGCAGCGCAGCTGCTGCGCGTCTCCTATGGGACGGTCTACGCGCGCCGCGAGGAACTCGGCTTCTTCCAGATCGGATCGGTCTGGCGGATTTGGCCGGAAAAATTGAGGGAAGCTGTCCAGGGATACAATGAGCGCCGACCGGCGCGGACGGAACAGGAGAGAAAGGTATGTCTATCCGAAAGCGCGGCGGTGTCTGGAACATTGACATCCGCACCCCGAGCGGTGAGCGAATTCGCCGCTCTTGTGGCACGCAGGACCGCAAGGAAGCACAGGAGTACCACGACAAGGTGAAAGCCGAGTTGTGGCGGTCTGCGAAGTTGGGAGAAAAGCCCGCACGGCTATTCGAGGAGGCGGCGATTCGTTACCTCGCCGAAGAATCGGAGAAAAGGGACTATGAGAGTAAGGAGCGCCATCTGGCCGGGTTTGGCGGCCTGTTAGCCGGACGAGCGCTCCATACCATCACCCGCGCGGAAGTCTTCGATGCATTGCCGGTTGAAGACCAACGCAAGTACCGTAAAGGTCAGAAGGTTAGCACGAGCACGCGCAACCGTTATCTTGCGACGATTCGCGGTATGTTTAACTCGGCAGTGAAGTGGGAATGGCTGGACGTTGCGCCCAAACTGAAGGAAACGCCGGTGTCGAACAGTCGGATTCGCTGGATCACCCCTGAGCAGGCGCGATCGCTACTCGTGGCGATACCGACGACATGGCTGCGCGACATCACCGAAATGGCTTTCAACACGGGCTTACGTTGGAAAAACATTTCGTATCTTGAGTGGGCGCAGGTGGAGCTCGTACGGCGGCGCGCGTGGATTCATCCGGATCAGGCGAAGGGAAAGAAGCCGATCGGCGTGCCACTCAACGATGCGGCCGTCGCAGTCATCCGGCGCCAGCTCGGCAAGCATGAGAAGTTCGTGTTTGTGAACAACGACGCGCCCCGGCAGAAGTCAGACTTCCCGCAGTGGCGTCGCGCGTGTGAGAAGGCTGGCGTACTGCCGTTTCGCTTCCACGATACACGGCACACGTGGGCAAGCTGGCACGTGCAGAACGGCACACCGCTGAATGTGCTGAAGGAACTGGGCGGATGGGCCGATTACGACATGGTGCTGCGTTATGCACACCTGGCGCCTGACCAGCTGTCGCAGCACGCGAACACGGTCACGTTCTGGGCACAGCCGGCGCCGGATACTTCGGGCGCAGTGGTCAGGAAAGTTGGCTAG